AGGGAAGAAAGCAGCAGCAGCAGCCGCCGCCAGCGCAAATAAGGCGCGGAATATGGCTAAGGAGTGGGCTGAAGCGCCAATCGAGGGAGGCAACGACCCCCGGCTTCGCCCTCCAGTGGAGAATGCGGGGCCCAAAACCAAGGCTGTTCGTCGCCGCCGTAAAACCTCATACACGCCTCCTGCTGAGACCCTAGTGCCTGCGTGGAAAAAGCGTGAGGCTAGGCGAGACCGGATGGCTGAGAATAGACGTCGGAGTTACTAGGGTGTCAAATCAACGGAAAGGAAAGGCGGCTCCACCCGGCGTGTATGGCTTCGCCCCCAGACGCGGGAGACCCCTAGGGCGCCGCAAACGACCGATCAATGAGGCGGCGCGGGGGGCGGCGCGGGAGGCAGCGGAGGAGGCACTTGATGAGTTCCGGCCTAAGGGGCTGAAGCCAAATATTGCTGAAGCCTTGGATGCCGCCAAGAAGGGTCTCAAGAAGGGGGTGGCCAAGCCTCCCGTGGAAAACACGGGACCAAGGAGGAAATAATGCCAAAGCTAGGACAATTTAAGCCCGGGGCAAAGGCTGATTCGATAAGGCAAAGGTCCTACAATTCCCGTCCTGAGCAAAAGAAGCGCAGGGGCCAGAGAAATGGAGCGAGAAGAGCCGCTATAAGGATTCACGGGAAGCGTTCCCTCCGGGGTAAAGAGGTCGATCATGTCGGAGCCAGCACAACAGGTAGCTTGGATAACTCCAAGACAAGGATCATTAGCAAAAGACTCAACAGGTCACTGGGCGGCAAGAAGTCCAAATAGTTCTTAGCAGGACTGGCATTAAGAAGCCCCGGCCCCCATTCGTGGGAGTCGGGGCCTCTTTATAAGGGGTGGGGGAGGATTGACTCTTGCTGAAACACGCAATCGACCCCCTGCTGTCCAAGTTGAAGCTATTTAGAATGTTGCAATTCCGCAAGCTCTACTTGGAAGAGTTCGATGATCGTTTCTTCTTCCCGAAAATGCCTGACACGTTCTGCAACTGCGAGGACTTCAAGATGTTCGGGGGAATCATCTTCAAACATTCCGATTTGTCGAAGTCCGTCCAGATAGTGCTTTGAGGCGGCTCCCAATCCATCGTAGTCGCGGGATCGGACGGTTCTGACGGTAACGATTGCAATAGTGCGGCATACTGGCTTTGCCTTGCTTTGAATTCTTTTCCTACGCTTCGGTTTGTCTTTAGCAGGTTTAGGGTCGGCCCCACCTGTGGTATCACCACATGCGCTACCTTTTTTGCGCCAGACTCCATCAGGGCCCTTCTCAAAACCTTTGCTGTGTAAGAGATCATACGCCTCCTCCCTGCTTCCTTTCATTTGAGGGGACCTTTCTTTTTTCCCTGTTGTAAAGAGGCACAATTGACCTGCGACCGTGCTTTGTTTTCTGTAGATACCCTTTTCTTTCAAGGGCGGCTACGACATTGCTGGCAGAGTTCGTCCAGTGCCACCCCATATGATTCATGATCTCCCTGAGGGTGGGAGATGCCCCGTTGCTTATGTAGTTGTGGACAATAAAGCATAGAGACGCATCTTGCGTTGATGTCAAATCCGGAAGCATGATGTTCATCTCGTCTTCAGGAAGATGATCCACCATGTATTGCGTGAGCAGCTTGTCGCAATTTTCAATCGTCTTTTCTGCTGCGGACCTTTGTTGCAAAACAAACTTTACTGCTGGATTGTTTTGAATATCTGCTGGGACGTTGGGTGACTTATTCATTTCTAGGCAGCAATTAGAGATTCCCTGAATGACGTTGTGTCGTTTGCAAAAGAAAGCAAAACTTCCCCGCAAGCCCCGCTTCTATTTTTGGCCACGATGGCATGGGCCTCGCTTGCGTTTTTGCTCATGTCTCGATGCAGTAGAATCACACAATCAGCGTCCTGCTCTAGGTCACCGGATTCCTTCAGGCTTTCCAAGTTGGGCTTAGGTATCTCCGTAGATCCACTGCTGCTGTTATAGGCGTTTCCGGTTCTCCGGAGCTGGGCCAACGCTATGACCGGGACACCAAGCTCCTTGGACATAGCTTTGAGGGCTCCGCTAACCTCTCCGACCTCCTCCCTTTTGGACATCCTGCTCTTGGGCTCGACCCCTTTAACTAGCTGAATGTAATCAACTATGACGCATCCAACCCCGTCTTTAGATACGGCTCGTCGGGCACGAGACCGCAAAAGGTCAATGTTGATCCTATCTGTGTCGTCAATCCATACGGGCCAGTCTTTCATTGCTTTGATCCCGTGCCTCAGGTCGTCCAGCTCTGATTTTATCAAGGCCCCTTGCAGGGACTTGGTGGGGTTTACTCCTGAAAGGGTTGCAAGAAGCCTTTGCTTTAATTGCAAATCGGACATCTCGCAGGAAAAGAATATCGACCCGATTCCTTGCTTTGCAAGGTTGACGACAATGTCTCCAGCAAAGGCGGTTTTGCCAACGCTTGGCCTTGCTCCGATCAGATATAGCTTGGAAGATTGCAGGCCGTCCACCAGACCCTCAAGTTTGTGAAAGCCAAAAGGAGTTCCTTTTATCTGGTTGGGGTTCTTGGCCCTCCAAGCGATGTCTTCTACTAGGTCGTTTAGGTCCCCGATGTGAGACACCCCTCCCGACAGGGTCTTCCCTTGGAGAATGGCCCGAGATCGGCTTGTAGCGGCCTCTAGGGCCTCAATGGGGGTCAGAGCTGGATCTTTCCCCTCGGTGGCGTCAGAAAAGGCCTGAGAGGCTGCTGTGGCGACCTCCCTCCGGGCCGCGACCTCTCTCAGGGCTGTGGCCAGCTTTCGAGAGCTTACAGGGGGGATTATTGGGGCCAGCTTGCCAAAAAGGTCACGGACTCTTTCCGGGGACCCGTGGACCCTTAGCGCCTCATCTGTCAAGGGCTCTCCTTGGGAGGCCAAATCGTAGAGGGCTTCAGCAAGCTCCTTTCTCTCTGCGGTCAGGGAGTCGATAACATCGTGTTCCTCGGAAAGAATTTTAGGGTTATTGCAAATGTGACTTATGAACCCCTCCTCGGATTGCAGGTCGTAAAGGGTGTCTCTGGCTTTCTTCTTTGTGCTGCTCATTGTTGTTGTTGTTGTTTTTCAATTCTTGATCGGGCTGTAACTGTCAGCCCGTCCCCCCTTGGTATTTTTCCCAAAGGGTCTTCTGGAAGCCTCTGCCTTCTGATTAGCTCTGCCTCAATGTTGTAAATCCAAGTTGCAACATCCTTGGACGGGATGTTGTTTTCCTTGTAAAAGGATTGAACCCCTCCGGATGCATATGCTGCATTTCGTATCCTGTAATAGGAAATTAGCCGCTCTTGCAGGGCCGCGACCCCTTCGTTTCTTATTCTTTCAACACCAAAGTGTTCCTGTAGCTCCTTCATGCACGAGACAAACCTCTCCCTGCTCCACGAGTCGGGCTTTTCCGAAACAGCTACAAGCATTGCGTCCCTAGCGTTGTTAAATTGTATTTTGTCGCCCGGGTCTTCCGGTTGGGAAAAAAGAGCAGCCTCGGTCAAATACGTGTGAGGTATTGGCAACTGCCTGATGGGAGCGGGAATCTTTTGAACAACTATGGGCCACTTGGCCAACGTCTTGGTAGTCCACTTGACCCCGTTCTCTCTTTTGAGAAGCCCAAGCTCCTCAATCGCCTCCTCGATAGACAGGTCCCTTGTGTCCCGGGCCATGTAGTCCAAGATGATTTCGCCTATCCACAAAAGAATTTCCTTATTCTGCCTGTTCTGGGCCTCAACAAGCCAAGCTAGGTTGTCGCAAACATTTTTTAGATCCGATTTTGCAATGTTAGCCCCAAGCTCCAGTTGACCCGTGTTCTCGTCTACGGAAGCGTTGCTTGAGGACTTGGCCACATATGAGTTCATCTGGGAGAAAAACTGTTGCAGCCATTCTGGCCTAGAATGCGAGAGAGTGGCTCTCATGGATGCAACGAAGTTCGTGCTGGCAAGGTCTATCACGCTGTCGTCGTCTTCCGCGTCTCGATCCATGTATAGCTTCTTCTGCTCAAGATCGAAGGCGAGGGGCTGGTCTGCTGGCGCGTTAGAGAGTTTGAAATATGTGTCCATTGCTTTCTTTGGGCTCCCCGGCGGCAGCAGAGGGATTGCCACCACCGGGGTTACCATTGTCTGTTGCTATTTATCCGTTGCGTCCCGCCTGCTCGGTTACTTGTTCCCTCCAATACAGGGGGGCCCCAACGAAGAATTTCTCCACACAGTCTCCCATCTTCTCCTTGTGGTGGTCATAAACCGCATTCACAGCATCGTCATCTGCGTTGGCGGTAGACCTCAGCTCGTCGTAAGCCGCATCCCACAAACCCCTCTCGTCCATTAGGCGATCAAGGTCCGCAAGAACCTCTTGGGCTTTGGGGCTCAGGTTTTCATCCTCTTCCAGCTTGGCGTGACCCTTCATGCAACGCTGGATAAGGATTGCGTCATCCATTTCTGGAGACTCCTTTTTTCTCTTGGGAGAAGCCTTTGGTTTCTCGGTCTCCCCTATGGTGTGAAGGTGGTGTTTTGCATGCAAAAACAGATTTGTTGCAATGACCCTGTGGTTTTCCGGGGTTTGTAGCTCGGGCCTTTCTTCCAGCAACTCATCTACCCTGTCTAAGCAGATAGCAAACCCTCTGGCAGCAAGATCAATGCTTTCATCAAACGCGCTACCCCCGGGGTTGGACGTATGGGCTGGGGGGTGGCTGGCTGCTTTAATTGCAATAGGCTTGTCCTCCTCGCTGTTCGTCGCCTTTACCCCGGGATCTCCCCCCGGAGGGAGGACGCGCATGGTCGCCTCAGGATAGACCTTTACCACTATGGTAGGATATTGGCTCCCCTCTTTTTGCCACCTATTTACCACAAGGCCGCGCTTCTCGCCCTTGTCGTTGGTGCCAGCGGTGAGAACGATCTCCTGCCCTTCGATTGCATCCAGAATGTGCATGGGTGCCTTCATGAGGGTGATCATGAGCTTGGTCCCGTCTTCGTCGCGGAGCAAGATGGACTGCCTGTGCTGCTGCCACTTGAGATCGTTGTCGGTTTGGGTCAGGGGAGGATACTGCTTGTCAACGGTCCCGCGAAGGGAGTCAACTGCGGTTTTGTCTGTGCTTTCCTTGATGTCTGCTAGGTTCATGCTTCTGGCTTGTTGTTGTTGTTTGTCTCTGTAAGAGGGTTGTAGTTCTTCATCCAAGTCCACACCTTGTGAAGGCAGGTAAACGCTTCCCACGCCTTGTCCACATCGTCCTTGTGATGGATAACAAGCTCGGAGGACCACACCCCGTTTTCCCCCGCGTTGGGAGAGGTGTTAAGCAAGAGGTTTGCAACGGGGACCTTGGAGGTGTTCCAGTTGTCCATATCCAAACCAACTGTCTTGGGAATCGCGTTAAGGTATGCGGCTAGTTGCAAAAGGTCCGTTTCGTAGATCGGGGCCTTTTTCGCCTCGGACCCACGGGACTTAATATCAACCACGGCGAGCTGATGTTTCCCTTCAGTGTATCCGTATCCGGCTGCGTTGAGCATCTCTTGCACTCTCTCAACTCCGGTGTCCAGCCACACCAAGGCATCACAAGTCCCTGCGAAGCCCATGTTGTGAGCGACATAAAACTCCGAAAACTCCTTATCTGTCTTCCTTTTTGCCGGGGTGAGGCCGTTGATCACGTTGACCATGGGCTCGCAGATGGAGAGAAGGTTCCTGCCCTCAACAACCTCAAAGGCTAAAGACCCGGGGTCTTCCCCCGTCAGTATTTTGGCGGCGTATTCGTGAATACTGCTACCAAGTCGAGCAGCAGAACTTGCGTGTTCCTTTGAGTCGCCCACTATTCTGCGAGCAAACTCGTCTTCGCTTTCCCCATCAATGCGGGGCAAGGTCAAAGATGCGAGAATGGCCTGATTGATCTTGTAGGCCTCAAGGAATTCCTTGTGGAGGATTGAGAGGACGTTTGTAACAGAGGGGAAGGCCCCCACCTTTCTGGCGTCTCTCAGGGTTGTCTTCCGGGTTTCTCCGTCTTTTCCTCGCTTCCCCGCGTAGGGGACAGAGTGAAAAGCGGTGACCTTTTTGTCGTCCACCTTATACCAGTGGCTCGCGCTGTTAGGCCTTACTATGTTGGTTGTTGTTTTGCTCATAATGGTTGTTTAGTCGATGTAGTTTCTGTGGTGATTCTGTCAAGCTCTTGATTGGCGTAACGCGCAAATCGTGTGGGCCATTTTACGAGGCAGTCCCCGATATCCATTCCGTCTGGCACGTTGCTGCCGACCCCTTCGTGAACTTTGGAGTTTGTGGCGTGAGTTGCAACATGCTCTTGCAATTTCACTGTGGCTTTCCGCCCAGCCTCGTCGCTATCCATCCAGACGCCGATATCTTTGTAGCTGCAAGAGTAGTGAATGACTTTGGGGCTGGGGAGTATTCCTGCTCCTGTTACGCCCAAGGCGGGTATGGACATGCTTAGAAGAGACAGGGTGTCTGATTCTCCCTCGGTGAGGATTGCGGCACACCCAGACCCGTGGAGCATTAGTTGCTCTCCAAACAAATGCTCTTGCGCTTTCCCGTGCCACCACACGGTTTTATGAGACGAGTCAGATGCAAGCCTCAGTTTGCAAGCCTTCCCGAAATGACTGTTCTCAAACATCCAAGCAATTGCCGGGCGTCCCAAGCTCTTGTCGTCAAGGACTCCGACCAGACCGTGCCTTATCATTGCTTCAATAAACTCCTTGGTGAGGTTCTTGCTCTCACAGAACTTGGACAAAATGCTTTCCGGGTCTCTCAGGGACATGTGGGCGGCGTCTTGCATTTCTGCTACGCGGCCATCGGTATAATCACCCAGCATGTCCTTCATCTTGGATGACCCCCCTCCGGAGGGAGAGAGACGGGATCTTGGGGCTGGGGGGACGGACAAATGCGGGGGGAGGTCTGATGGTGCGAGACCCGCCAGTTTCCCGCATCCGACTATGGCCTCATGCGTGTTGCAACCAGCAAGCGTCTGGTAAAGACCAATCACATCAAAGCTATCATCCGTGCTGTGATCCTTGGCCATGGCCCCATCGGCAAAGATGGAGAAGCTGGGGTGGCGCTCGTCCCTAAGGGGGGATTTGATTGCTTTGCAAGTTTCCGGGCAGTCGTGCCCAAAGTGGTGCAGGACGTTCCAGATTTTGACGCGGTCCTTAATGTCCGCGATGTCGTAATGGCTTGGGGCGTTCATGGTGTGATCGTCGTGTTGAGATATACAGCCGTGGGCCTTCGGTGGCTCCCTTGTCGTTCTGATTTACGGAATGTTCCAGTCGTGGCGATAAATCCCTTGGCTACCAGCCTCCGCATGATCGGCCCCATTGCTCGATTATCAGTGAATCCGTAGCGTGAGAGGTCCGGAAGGATGGTGTCTGACGAGACGAGTTCTGGCAGAGATGCGAGCGCGGCGATTGCGTCAGCCTCTGCCTCGTCGATGGGATCGGGAGAGTTTGCATCCTCCACCCTCTTGATTGCCACCTCGGCAGCGTGGGCCTCAGCATCAAATAGTGGCCCGAGATGTTTGTAGTTGTTGCTCATGTTCTGTTTCTTCCTTTGATCAGGAGTTGTTGTTTTTCTGCCTCTTTTGGGTTGTCGTGGACCCATCGGTGGCAGAGCGGGTGCAGCCATATATAATGAAGCAGATCAGAGCCCCGACGACCACTCGGGTGGTGAGGCTCCATCTCTGCCTTTGGCGATCTCTCATTGCACACCGCGCATAACTGAACGGGGTGGGCCTCTTGCTTGGATCGCCTGTATTCATCTTGCAAAGGGTTTTTGCTCATTAAAACGGAATCTCGTCATCGGGGTCAGAGTCAACCTCGACAGGATGCTCGTCCCCGGGGACCTGCGATGAGGAGGACTGCTTGTCCTGCTCCCAATACTTGTAGAACCCGTCCTTAACCCCGGACCTGTCCTTTGGTTGGTGTCGGAAGAAAATGTCCCCAAGGGGCTTTTTCTTTTGCCCAAGGTCACACTGGGCTCCGCATTCGTTGCACTTGACATGCAAGTAGTCAAACTCGTCTGACCCGCCTGCCGTTCGGTGCATGAAGGAGAGGTTGTCGCTTCCACAGTGGCCGCATTTCTGCGGTAGCTGGGTGAATTGACTGGCTCTCTTGATCAGGTCAACTGGATCTGCGGCCTCGACAACGATGCTGCACTTATCCCCTATTCTTATGTTCGCTTTTAAGGACATACTATTTTTTTCTGTCTGGTTTGTGGTTGTGGGATAGCGGTTTGCTATCCCAAATCTTTGATGAGTTGGTGACCAGAAGTTCGATCTCTTGCACCAATTTAACCTCGTCGCGGCAATCGCCCCTGCTTGCAAGTTTCTCTCGCAGTTTTTTCAGCTCTCCTTGGAGGACCACATCTGATGCTTTTCGTTGCATTGCTGGGAGCCACTTTCCTACGTTTATTATTTTGCCCATTCCGAGATCCTTTCTTTTTCAGCTCTAACTCTTGCAGCCGACTCTCTCCAGTCCATCATGGAATTCTCGATGAACCTGTCCAGTCCTTCGCTGAACTTTACCGCCGGGCTGTCGTTATTATCGCTGTCTTCCCATACGATTTCAGAGCAACGGTCCATCCAGTTATCATAATGACCCCGTTTTATTGTTGCCTTAACCTTTGCAAGAGCGCAGGCAACTTCTGCCTCCACCTCGCCGTAATCCATGTGAGAGAGATGGGTGTAGTGAATGATCTCCACAAAGTTATCCCTGTCCTCCCCTTCTTCCGAAAGCCTTGAAATAACCTCCTTGCTTAGGATTGGCTCCAAAAGGAACGGCCTTTCCTTCATTTTCTTGATGGCTTTTATTTCGTCCTCCCCTCCTCCGATATCCATTTGCGCCGGGGATGGGATAAGGAGGTATCCGGGCATCATGGCCTCCACGATGGAGGCTCCAGTAAGACCGTAGTTTGCAACCATTCTCGTTGCCAGCCCGGCCAGAGCATTGATCCAGAACTGGTCAGAATGTTCATATCCAACAGGGTATGTCCTAGAGTGCGCCCCTATTGCATCGGCGGCTTCGTGGAAGGAGTCCCCGAGAATTACTCCCCCAAAAAGGTTCATGTGTCTGCTTATGCCCTCTTCAATGAGGTAGCGCATTCTTTTAGAGCCCCCCATCCAAGCCTTTCCGGCGTCAAACTCAGGGGAGTTGTGCCACTTTGTTGACCACAAATTGTCCTCCAGCTTGTTTAGGTTGGCGCTATGCGGATCTTCTCTGAAGGGTTTATCTTCTAGGTGCCAATGCATTTCCCTGTATCGGCGGTGAGAAGAGTCATCTACCACGCTCAAAAGGGCAACTATGTGGCTATTCCCGTCAGACTCATCATAGGAGTTTTTTTCTCCGACCCATCCCAGAATATGCATTCCAACCGGGGGAAGGGGGCACCCGGCCACTTTGCCCACATCTTCATACTGAGCGGTTGCGGTGGGGTTGATCAAGGAAAGGGAGTCCGGGTTTCCATCCCATCCAAAAAAGTTCCCATCCCCCATCCATCGAGTAAAGCCAATGCCATTGGCGGATACCCATTCATCCAAGTCCTCCATCGTGGGGATAATTGGCAAGCTCTTATCTCTTTTCCCCTTTGACCCGGTTCTGCCTTTGGGGGAGTGCGCCAAAATCGCCTCGTCGTAAGACCTCAGGGTGAGGATCTTACTGATGAACTCTGATGCGAGCTGGGAGTTTAAGGTGTTTTTAATGTCCAGCAATCGAGAGAACAGGGCTTCCGGGTTTTTGGTTTCTTCTGGAGTGAAGCCAGCTCGTTCATGAATGATTGTATCTACGTCAATCATTGCAAAAGGAGAGTCCTTGGAGGGCTTCAGCCTCTTTTGTTTGCTTTTGCGAGCCTTCTCTTGCAGGGCTTTCATAGTGAATACCCTAGTCAGGCTCTCAGCCCCGTCCGAAAGGGCGACCTTGAGCATATACGACCAGATGTGTCTACTGGAACCCCAGCGGCCAATGTCCTTTGGGACGACACATGGCGAAAGATTATTCTGAAAGCAAAACGCTAGGCCAGAGGTTGAGACGTAGTGTTCATGCAATACTACGGCCTGATCAGTTTGCTGGCAAAGGGGGGTCGGGTGGAAGTTGTAATCGTCTGCTATTGGCATTGTAAGTGGGCTCTAGATGTTGGAGTTAGATGCTGAGACAGCGTATAAACAGGGGGACAATAGAGATCAAGCACTATTTGGAAGTTTGTTCGATTTCCCACGTTTTGAACGTGCAGACTCATTCGATTTCCCACGTTTTGAACGTGCAGACCTGAAAAAATTTCACAGACAAACGGATCAAGCTATCACGCTTGGCGCGGGTGGAAATGCACCAGAGGTAGGAGGGAGAGAGCTTCGCAGTGCCCCCTATAGTCCCCCAAGGAACCATAGGGGAGCGGCGGGTCGTGATGCACCATCGGCAGTCGGTCGATTGCAATTCCGCGCAACTGTGACCACCGTCCGGGCCAGCCATACGCTTTCGCGTTTTACACTCCCGGGTCATCCCGTTGCGTCCCCCTGCGCCAACGGCGCAAGCTGAGGATTGCCCTCCCAGCAGATTCCTAGCCCGGGGGAGGGGGCGGGAGGCCTCCCTGCTCGGTAAGACGCCCCGTGATCCGCGCAACTATCAAAGGCGATTGCGCTACCTCGCCGCAAGCCGCTCAATCACGGCACAAAAAAAGCCCCCCCGGGATCGCCTGTCGCATAAGCATGATTTCGACCCGCGAGCGGATCTTGCGACAGGCGACCCCGAGGGGGCTCTGTATACATTTGAAGGTAATCATGCTTGAGAGCCGTCTACCCGGAGGCAGAAGGCCCTGCAAGCATTATTTTTCAGAGAGGGCTAAATCGCCATGACTCCCTTGTAGTCCAGACGACTACATTCTCCAGCCATGACGCTCACTCGCCTTGCCGGGTCCTCAAACAAGTGAGGATGCTCACCGCACTTTTTGACCCATTCAAGGCATTTGGAGACAAGGGCCTCCAGACCCTTTTCCCTATCAGGGATCATGGACCTCAGAGCCTCTTCGTGAGCCTCATTGCCATCCAAGGGAGAGTGCCTGACATCCACGGGGTTCCATTCTCCCAGTGTGGTTATTTGCCGCTCCCCCTGACCAAAAGCGGCAGACAGGCAGAATTGCTGGAAGTCCCGATCCAGCCATGGCGGGGTCCAGCAGGAGGATCTGCAAATATGGATTGCATCGGGTTGCAATTTGCAACGGTTCTTTTCCCACTCGTCCATGGCAAGGACATTCATATCAACGCCGTGATCATCTAAGAGTGGGCGAAGCATGTCCTCGTCCCCGGTTCCCTTTGTGGGGATGCAGTGGGAAAATGACGGGCAATACCAGTCCACCTCCCGAACCATGCCGACCTCGATGGCTTGCGTAAGCCAAGTGGCGCAACAGACCCTGTCCTCGCTAGAGGGCCACATGTCGTGGTGCTGGTCAACAAGGGCGACCTTCCACTCTCCCTCCGGGGGGAGGGATGTGTCAGGCCACATGACGCTGAACGCCTCCATGTGACTGTCTGAGATGTAAATGGGGACCCGGCTCAGGTCCATTCCGTCAAAGAACCCGCTTGCAAACTTGCTAAGCTGCATGATGGGCTCAAGGTATCCTCGGTGACCCCATAATATCTCCCGGTAAAGAAGACTTTCGTTGTGACCAAGGTCAGCCTCAACGGGCTCGGGGATGAACGCATCCCAATCAATGGTGAGAAGTGTTTTTTTCTTCATGTCTGATGTTGTTTTTTTCAGGTTGCAAATGGATGTAGTGTTTTTGGATATGTGAAAAGGGACTCGCCCTTTGAGGTAAGGGCAATCGCCCTCTTGCTTGTGCCCGGCTTGTGCGGGGCGATGTATAAAAAGCCTCTATCTTGCAATGCGCGAAGCGCATCCCAGAAGGCTTGACGGGTTGGGGGAGGTGTCCCTCGCTCCCTGTATAGGGCCTCGCATTTTTTTCGGACCACGTTGGCAAACAGGTGCTGCCCCTTGACGAGGGCCCATTCAGAATAACGGGCCTCGACAAGGAGAATGATCTGCAAGGGCGTAAGGCGCCGTATGAACATAGACGCTATGCTTCGGCCCAGCTCTTCGGATGTCTGAGATGTCATGGCTTTGGCTTGTTAGGGTTTCTGAGCTTTGCGACCCAAGCCGGGTCACATTGCCTTCGATACTTCCAAGCAAGGGCACAAATACGCCCCTTCTCGAAATCCGTCAAGCTCTCTAGACGCTTTCTGGCGAGTCTTCCGCCATATTCGGAGTCCATCTTATTGAACCCGACATCGTTGCGAGCGGTGGCATGATCGCCATCCATTTTAGCAACCTGTCTGACGCATGTCAGAGCCAGCACAAGCTCTCCGGGGGAGAGGCTTTGACCAAGTTTCATCGCGGCCATCTTGCGCTTCCGCTGGTCGCTATCATCCTGCTCTCTCTGGGCTACAGACCTAGAGGGCTCTGCTGGTCCCTTGGGACCGTAGTTCACCTCGCTAGAGTTCAAGGGGGCGTTCCCGTCATTATCAATGGCTTGCTCAATCACATCCATCTTCCGGGCGTTGGCTCGGAGAATCTGGATGTCTATGGTTTGCTCCATTGCAAGATACTCAATGAGAACGGGGCTCTTCTGGCCGATGCGGTGGGCGCGGTCTTCAAACTGAGCGTTATTAGATGGGACCCAATCAGGCTCCACAATGATGACATGGGGAGCCGCTGTCAGAGTCAGGCCAGTTCCCGCCGCCAGAATGTTGCCAATGAACACCTTGGTGGAGGGGTCATTCTGGAAACGCTGAACGGCATCATGCCTGTCCTGAGGAGGAGTGTCTCCGGTGACGACCACAGGCTTGAACTCTTCCAGCTCCTCGCGGAGACGGGAAATGACCTGCTTGTGGTGCGCTCCAATGATCACCTTGCCTCCGGACGACTCCAGAGCATTGCGAATATGATCCACGGATACGTCCACCTTTGACATGCCGATGTGCTTCCGGACCTTACTGGTCTCGGTGAACAAGGCATTCTCTGCTGACCGGAGAGAGTCCACAGCTCTTGCCATGGAGTCCGCATCCCCGGCCAGCTTGGCCTCAGCAAGTTTCTGCTTTGCAATTGCAACCGTCTTCTCGCTGGTCGTGTAGTCCATGGTGAGTGCGTCAAGCTCTCGGATTGTTTCCACCGGGGTGGGCAGAGAAACAATCTTTCTGGTCTTGGCTGGAAGCTGGGTAAGGACGTTCTTTTTCAAGCGCCTCACCATGCATGTCCCCCGGGCCATAGTTTGCAACTCCTGTAAGTTACTAGCTCCGCTAGTATCCCAGCCGCTGCCGAAGGGAACTCTTCTGGCATCGCAAAAGCGAGTTGCAAACTTGCTCCACACCCCGAAATGCTCAGGGGCGCAAAAGCGCAGCAGGTTCCAGAAGTCCTCGGGCCTATTGCTTACCGGGGTCCCGCTGAGGAATAGGTGCCTTTTGGCCGCTATAGCCTCTCTGGGGGCCTTGGTTTTGGATCTGGCCCGGGGAGGCAGGCCAAGCAGCCCGGTGGCCCTCTTGGTCGTCTTGTTCTTGAGGTAGTGCGCTTCGTCAGCGATGACCACATCCCATTCCCGGTCTCGTAGCATTTTCTGGGCGGGAGCCATGGCCATCAAATCGTAGCTGATGACTACCGCGTCATGGTTTGCAATTTCCGGAATGTCAGCCTTGGATAAAACCGGGTGAGGAATAGGGAGCCCCATTCCAAACTTCTCGACTTCATCTCTCCAGTTGAGACGCAAAGACGCCGGGCAAACAATCAGGATTTTCCGGGCTTTGGTCACATTGCAAACCCCAATGGCTTGCATGGTTTTGCCCAGACCCATGTCGTCGCCAATGATCACCCGGGGACGGGCGCAAGCGTATTCAATCCCTGCGAGCTGATATGGATACGGGGTGACCCCTTCTGGAAACGGGATCTTGCTCCATTCCATCCCGGGCTTCTCAGACCGGGAAAGCTCAAGCAGCATTTCGCTATAGTTGGCCTTGGGAGCAGAGTTGGCCGGGATAAGCCAGCAAGTGACCTGCCACGATCCGCTATCACTCTTTCCGCAAGAGAACCCCTGCTTCTTCAAAGCGTCCTTGTGGAGCTTCCAATAATCCCACCAGCCGTCAGGCATGGGGGAGACGAACAGGTGCCGGGGCCCCTGTCGTGTGTTCACCTCGCCCTTGTCCTCCCAATTAAGGGAGAACGAGGGGAGGGGAAGGGGTGTTGCAACCCCGGTTGGTAGTGTGAGACTCATGACTAATAATCGTTGGGGGTGAGGATTGTCGTGATCTCATGACCGCGCTCGGTGATGATCCAGATGGTAGGATGCTCATCTGACTTGTATACGGACATGACCCGCTCATTGCTGGCGAGGGCCTGCTCGTTGACCTTGTGGTCGTGGTCGTCCACATCGCCCCAATCGCCTACAAGGTGACGAAAGAGAAGCTCGGCGGCTGTATCCTTGTCAATGGCCTCGACGGCGGCTGGCGTTGCGGTGATGGTGTGAGGAAGGAACTTGGGCTCAATCCTCTCTGCTGGTGTGCTGGTGTTGTAATATCCCATGGTTTTGGTTCTTCTACTTGGTTGGTGCGTCAAATGCCTTGGCGCTTTCCTGCTTCAAAATTTCATAATGCTTCTCCCGGGCCTCCCTGCTCTCTAACAGAAGCTCCTTCGCTAATGCGTCTGCAAAGTGGGGGTTCTTTTGGATCTCCGCGTGGAGTTTTTCGAGGTGCTGGCAAAGTTGCACATACGGGCCACGGGTCCTTCCGTGAGGGCAGGAAGCGAGGCTGAGCTTATTGAGAAATTCTTGCAATTTCATGATGTCTAGTTGTGATTTTTGGTTGGTTTAGTTGAAATGGTGCCCCCCCTTTTTTCCGGGTTGGTTATACATGCGGGGTTTATCCTACATGGGAGAGGCGGGGGGCATCTCCTCGCAGCACGGTTCTTTACTCTGGCCTGAGCTACATCAACCAGTGTCGGTATTATCCCCCGACTGGGCTCCCCCTCCAACAACGTGCCATAATGGGGGATGACATGGGCCACTTTACCCATGCCGTTCGGCGTTCGCAGGCCCCAAGCGACTCGCGTGGCAAGGGGCCAGAAAGGTTAAGAGACCAACGAATGGTCCCAATAACGGCACCTGCCCCGGTTCCAGTAGTAGGAATCCAGCTCGGGGTCGTCGCAAGTTGCAACGTCCTTCCGGGCCTCGGGCAAGGTGGCATCGTAAATTGGCAAAGGCTTCCTGATCAGGGGCCTTTTGTCGATCTCCTTAATGAGGAGAAGAAAGAGGATCTTGATATCCTCTGAGAATAGGAGGCGTCCCTGATATTGCAGGAACCATGGCCCCCCTGACCTTTTGCGCTCTGCAATGTAAGGTCCAAAGCAGGCCCGGGTAGGATTGATTTGGTGGAGCCTCAATCCGTAGGGCTCACGGGTTGCAAGGGTTTCTGCCTCTTGCAAGATTTTGCTTTTAGCCATAATCAGTCGATTGGGTTTTCTGGGTATTTTGCGTCTAAATATCTCGGCCCATCAGGATTGTAGGGCTCGCCATCGTCTGGTCCGTATCCCTCTTCCTCAGGGTAAGGCGGGGCGCTATCATCGTTGTTGCAATTATTTGTTGCGCTCATGATTTTGATGTGGTTTTGTTTTTTTGCAGTTGGGCTCACCCAATGGGGCTCGCTCATGATGTTGATGTTGTTTGAGACCCGGGGGAGTAATGTCCCCCGGGTCTCTTTCCGTTACGTGTTGATAGTTTCAACTACGCCTTGCGCCTCACCCGGCGGCGGCGGCGGCGGGGAGGAGTCTGGGGAGGGTTGGCCGCGTGGTATTTTGCAATAGCATCGTCCATGACCTTCTGGACCGCTTTTTCGTGATCCAAAAATTTCTGACCCTCGGGGCTGGTTGCAACCCTATCCACTTGACTGTATCCGATGTGCTTGTCGCAGTTGGGACAGTAGTGAGTTCCGGCAACGTAGTGCATGTGGGAGCGGGAGCAGTATCCCTCGGTGAGCTGGAAGTCATCCACATGGGCCTTGCATTTTTTGCATTGCAAGGTGATGGCGGTTGGATCTCCCATTTCCTCATCCTCATTGGGAAAGGCCTCTTCTAAGATTGCGTCCATATCGAACGCTGGCATTGATTGTCTCATGTTTAGCGATGTTGTTGGGTTGGTTGTTGTTGGAGAGCAGAGTCTGCAAAGCGGCGCTCCTGAGGGGAGAGACCGATGAGGCTATTGCCGTGGAAGCGGCGAGCGTTGTGGGAGCAGAGGGAACAGCTACAGGTGCGCCCTTGACTCTTGAATTGGTAGGGCTTGTGAGCCACGGCCTCGGCCTGAGTCTTGCTATTGATTGCAAGGCGGCGAGCATACTTGGTGGCGGATTTTTGGCGGCGTAATGCGCGTTTCGATTTCCGATCTGACATGATGTGATTCCTTTCTAGTTTCTGATTTGTTGTTGATAGTTGCAAGTTGCAAGGGGGAGCGGGGGTGATCCCCGCCCCCCCGGAGGGGGCTACCGCTTGAGCTTGTAGCCTTTCCCTTCTGCCGTTTTCCGGAGATCCCTCTCGTCCATCTCGATGATGGTGTTGAGGAGGGCTGGAAGCTCGGTGGCGATGTCAGTCACCCCGGCTGCATGTCCCTTGCCAAGGAGCCGCTCAGCGTGTTCGATCTCGCTGTCGGAGACATGAATCCCGATGTAGTAGACCTCGATCCCCTCAGCCCACGCTTCCTTGCAGAAGTCATTGGCGCTACGGTATTCGTCGGCCCCCTCATCCCATGCTCTGTGAGTTCCATTGAAGGAGCCATCAGAGAAGATGACCGCAATCCGGCGCTCCTCTCTCCGGGTTTGCAACTCCCTGACGGAGGCCATCATTGCGGCCCCGCAGCAGGTGCTGGCTCCCAGACCCTTGACGGTAGGGGCGGCAATCAATCCCTTGTCGCTCCAGCCCTTCACCTTATGGCTGCTCCCGGTGAAGGCTCCCCAATAGTTTGCAATCCCGCACTTCTCGAAAGCCCTGCGGATAAGGTTGGCCCCGATCCACTGGCCATGGAGCCGCTGGAAGATTGCTGATAGCTTCTGGGCAAGCACAGGCTCCGTGACCTCCAGTCGGTGAGTGTGCCCCGCTTTCGAGACGTTGATGATGACCTTCCCAATCACCCCCTTGGCCTCGCCCCTGCCATGGCTCAGCCCGGCCCGGTTGCCGAAAGCCCCGGAGCAAGTGCTGCCAATGATGCAGCGGGTCTTGTCAGTGGCTCCCCCCTTTGCAATAATTTTTGCAACCTCGTTGGCGTGGTCGTGCAGCCCCACCCTCCGGAGGGTGGCCTCCACCCTCTTTGCTGCCTTGTCTCCAAAGAACTTAGTGGAGCCTTGCATGGAGCCGCTGTAGTCGAGCATAGTTGCAACGGCCACCCGGCGGTTGGTGCCCCGCAACTTGCGCTGGAAGCAGTAGGGGGAGTCAGTTGCAATCCGGACGCAGCTCTTGAGATCAAGTCTCCCGCCGCGCTGGTGGCGCTTCCGCTTGTTCCGGGCGATGGCCTCAAATGTTCTCCGGATGGTAGTAACCAGCCGGGAGAGGCCTACCCGCCAGAAGTCAAAGGACTTCTTTGTGACCTTGTCGCTGATCTCGTATTGAGGAGCCCAGAGCGGGTCACCGCTCCCGCCTTGTAGACCCTTGATAGCTTTGAGCAGGTCCCGGTCATCTACGTGGGCTCCATGGTTGGGGTCGCCTTGCTGGCCCTCGCTCCCCTCATCGTTGCCACCGTCAGTATCCCGCTGTTCCCCGGTCAGCTCTCCCTCCTCAGGCTCCTCGCCCTCTCCGGACTCACCTTCGCCTTGGCCCTCGCCTTGGCCTTCGCCCTCTCCGGACTCACCTTGGCCTTCGCCCTCGCCTTCGCCTTGGCCTTCGCCTTGGCCTTCGCCTTGGCCCTCGCCCTCGCCTTGGCCTTCGCCTTGGCCTTCGCCTTGGCCTTCGCCCTCGCCCTCTCCGGGCTCACCCTCGCCTTCGCCCTCTCCGGGCTCTCCCTCTCCCTCTCCCTCGCCCTCTCCGGGCTCTCCGGGCTCTCCGGGCTCTCCGGGCTGAGGCTCGGGGCCCTCAGGCTCCAGAGCCTCAATGGCGTTGAGTTCTTCACGCCAAAGCAGGCCAAGGTTTGCAGCCATGAGGATCTCATGAGCCTCTCGGGCGTCACCCGTTGCCCGGGGGAACCACGTTTGCAGGTTGGACTTCTTGCGCCAGACTTTGCTTGCAAGGTTCTGGTCAAGGCTATTGTTGATGATCTCGGCCCTCTCGGGGGTGACGCCAATGGCGTCCCAGCTAAGTGTGAATGAATTGGACATGATGTGAGTTGAATTGAATTGGATTGAATGTTGATAGTTTAGGTTGGAAAATTTCCTCCCCCCGGAGGGGGAGGTTGCTCACCCGCATTGCTACGGGTGAGCCCCGTAGCATCGGGAAGTGTTTATTGGTCGAAGATCCAGAGATCAGCGGCCCGGAGAGCAGCGCGGCCCTCCTCCCCTGCCCGGTTGGCAAAGGTATTGAAAAGGGACTGGCGAACATCGCTAGCAGTCTCCTTGAGGCCCGGGAAGGTCATCCCGGTGTCCCGGTTGTAACCAAGCCACAGGCACCCGGCATTGACCAGCACCCGGGTGGAGCATGGCTCCTCCAGAACTGGCTCGCTACCGTTCAGGCCGAAATGCAACGGCCTTGCAACGCTTGCCCACTTTGCAAGCAGGGTGGCCTCCGTTGTGCTGAGCGTCTCCCCGGTATCCGGGTTGCACAGTCTGCAGAGGATCTCAACCTCCTCCTCCAGAGGGAGCGGGGAGGCGATGACTGACAGCAGGCGCTGCTTCAGCGAGGGATCGAATCCCTCCCGGTTGTAGTGCCCGGCATCATCCCCAATCGAATTGGAGGTGAAGACAACCACAAAGCCGGGAGCAGCCTTCACAACCTCCCCTGTCGGGGCAATCGTAACCTCCCGGGATTCCAGCGCATCGTTAAAGATCATGCTGGTGGCCTGAGAGAGCAGGTCCCCCTCATCGACGATGAGAACGTATCCATGCCGCATGGCATGGGTAAGGGGGCCATCGCTGTAGTAGGAGGTCCCGCCCTTGATCCCCGCTGTGAACAGCAGCTCATCGGCCTGCAATACATCGTTGCCGGAGATGAGCTTCCATGGCAGGCCTAGCTTGTTGCAGGCCTGTTTCACCGGGAATGTTTTCCCCGCCCCGGAGCTGCCTCCCATCACCATGTGGACGCCAGCCATGAGCCAGCCACAGAAGGACTCAAACCAGCCGGAAGGCTCTTGGAACAGGGGATCGACCTTCTCGACAGGGGGAAGCTCCCGGGCTCCCTCAGCCACCCTCTGGATCACCTCCTCGGAGGGGGAGAGAGCAGTGATGGTCTCCGAAACAGCAGCCCGGAGAGCAGCCGGGGAAAGGGAGGCCCCTCCCCCGGACTTGGCAGCAGCCTCAGCAGCCTCGACTGCCTTGGCCTCGACCGCCCCCAGATCGTTACCCATCCGGGTGGCCAGAGAAGTCAGGTCGGATTGCAACTTTGCAATTGCGCTCCCGGTTTCCTCCTCCCCCTCGGAGAGGGTTGCAGCGAGGAGAGAGGCCAAGGCCTCAGCCTTGCTGCCAGCCGCCGGAACCGGAGCAGCCGGGGTGGCCTCAGGAGCCGGGCCCGTTACCGGAGCCGGGGCTGCGCTGAGATTGTCCTCAGATACCGTCTCAACCCAATTGTCCATGGTCTGGCCAACGGTTGAGAAGGCTGAGAAGTAGTTCAGGATCTCCTCTCCCTGCTTGTCATGAATCTGCGACAATAGCTGGTCCCGGGTATGCCCCCCGGCCTGTGCAAGGATCTCGAACAGGGGCCATATCCGGCTCCCGTTCCATCCATTGGCTCCCTGCCTGATATTACTGAGCGCCGGGCGCAGTTTGTTCAGGGGGTGATTACTTGGTGCGGCCTTGACCATGTTGGCCAAGACCCGTCTTGCTACTTGAATGTTGAATTTCATAATATGCTACGGCGGATGGCCCGGACTCATTCCGGATCACCCCATCAGCCCCCGGGTAACAAAGAGCCCCGGAGGCTGATGGGGAGACCGTCCCGGGATCGGGACAGCCTCCACTGTAATAAAGTTGCAAGGGTTATCGCTCCGGGCCCATCTGATGAGACTTGGGGGCACCTCTGCCACCTCCACCGTCTTGGCGAATCTTGCAATTGCTAACCTCTTCTGCTGCTGGCAACGAGCCGTTCCTCATTCCCTGCCGGGCAACGAACCTTTCCTTGCTGGGCCTGTCCGGGTTGGCAACGAACCGTAACCGGGGCTCAGGGTGGCTCAGGAATGAGCAGAATCTGCTGGTGAGAAGGGCACCCTTTCAGGACCTTGCTCTTCGAGGGGGAATCGCCATCTCCGTAGCGCCCTGCCTCCTACCCTCCCCGCCGTGCCTTGCTGTTGGGGACCTTCACGTTGACCCTTGGCAATGCCCTAACCCCGGGGGGGCTGTCGCTGTCCCCCTAGGTCGAAGCATGTGGCGAACGCCTTGCTGCTAGGGAGTGGGAACTGGAGGTAACCGGAACAACCGGGCCGCCTAACCCATCGGCCTCAGGGGAAGGGCCAGCCTTGCGATCCCTCTCTCCCTGACCGTTGCCGAACTGAGGCTGAAGGTGGCCCGGGAGAGCCCTGAAGCATCCCGGCTTTCGCTGGGACGGCGCAACTTATGGGGGAAAGAGGCCCCTGTGTCAACCCTGCTGGACAAAAAAATGCAACTTTCTTTCCCGCCCCTATTTTGCAAGGGCGAAACAGGCCTCCCCACTGTCCGCAAACCCCCTCCCCGGTAGCTCTACCCATTCTCCCGGGAGGCTGAGCCCCTCTCTACCCCCCGGAGGGTAGCCCCCGCCCCCCCTACTACATACCCCCTCCATTGCAACCCCCGGGAGGGGAGGGCCAACCCCACCCCCCGCCCCTATATCCCAGAGCAGAACTGCCGGGCGAGTCATACCAGCACACATACTCCCTACTACTGGCACACACACTCTCCCCACTACAGCAGACAGCACCCCCCGGCCTCCCTCGCTCTCCCCCCTCGCACGGCGCAATCCATGTCATCGTGCTGAGGCCCCCTCCCTGCCGTGCCACAGATGCTCCACGTGGAACAGTCGCCCCCCCATTGCAATTGCATCCATGCTGCCATGCCACCCTGCCGCCTCCCTGCCATGCCGCTACCCCCGGAGCCATGGCCACCCGGGGAACTATCACTCCCCCTGCTGCTCCGTTGCAAGTTGCAACCAGTTGCAAGGGGCACCCCGGGATACCCGGACCCCCGGCAACGGGTCCCATGCCCCCGAGGTCTCCCCGTAAAGATACCCCCCTAAGCGGAGCGGCGTTACTATTGGGGAATATGGGACCCCTATTTTGGGACTCCGGGGATGGAACGGGACTCCAGCGTGGGACTCTACATCTGGAACGGGACTCCTGAAGTGGTTTGGGTCTGATGACCGCTGATGTGGGGTGCCGCTTCCGCCTCTCTATGGCAATGAGGCGTAGTGCTAATTTTCCCGAAAAAAAATCTTAGCCCATCCGGCTACGCCGATCTGGGCTAAATTATTGCTGTGGTTGAGAGAGGGGAGGGGACTCAAGTTTGAACTCGTAGAGTTCGTCCATGAGTTTATCGACCCTTTTTTGCAACTCTGAGATATGCAGGTCCTGTCTTGTATCTGAGGGGAGTTCCCCACTTCCCCATTTTCCGGCAGGCCAAAGTTCCACGAATTGTGAATTTTTGGAGACATCCTTTCCCATCATCTGGATTTGGAAGTCGTTATGCTGGACCTGAGAGTTTAGTCCTGACGCCCACCAGACTATTGCGGCGGCTTGGAGTGCCAGTCCTACTAGGAGAGGGACAAATGCAAAGCCAGCCCCATCGCGGCTATCGCTTTTGTCCTCTTTTGCCATGAACGGCATTGTTCACATTATCCCTTTTGGGTCAAGGGTCCGCGCTTGATATGGGAGTGAGCCTCCTTTTTGGCCTCCTTGTATCTCTCCACCGCATCAGACCCTGACATATCGACCATCCCCCTTGGCGGGTCGAGCTTGGCATCCTGCCAGTCACCTGCCTTGGAATTTGTGGCAATCAGACGATTTCTCCCTTCTCCCAAGAACGAGACCATGATGTATGCGCCCCTCTTTTTCTTAACTGGATGGTCAAGAGCCATGACTATCCTGTAGTCGTCAGCCGCTCCGAGTGCCCAGCAGGCTGAAATAACGGCCTGAATGGGGTCAAACCGGGCTGAAACGGGCGATAAGAGCCTCTCTGGAGACAATACACTCTCCCTACTGGCCACAGATGCGGGAAATCCGGCCACACAGGCCCTTAAACTCCACATTAGCCAGATTTTTTCCATGGATTCGTCCAAATGGTCCCAACTAAGAGTGGCCAAAGTTGGTGAATCTAGAAAAACCCACTTATCTTTTACGGTTATTCCCTCCGGAGGGAGGAATAAGGGGATCAGGTCCAGTATCTCCTTTGGGACATCGTCTCCATTGTGTGAAAGCAGGTCACGAGACATGGACCTAACTTGCATTCTTGCAAAAAGGCTGTCTTGCAACTTCACCCCTCCCCCCATTGCCATTTCCTTCTTAACGGCCTTCTGTTTCTCCTCATCCAAAAATGGAGACGAGAGTTCTGAGTCCAGCCAGACGTTGTTGAGCGTTCCCTCCAGACCAAGCATTCCCTTTTTGTAGGGAGTCCACACCCCCCACGGGGTGATCTTCTTAAAGCCTAAGTTATCCCGGCAGAACAGTTTGTCCCATACGCGCAAGCGGTAGGAGTTAATGTTCTCCCTGAGCGCGGCCACAACTTCCCCGGGCACCAGACCCTCGCACAAGGAGAGGTTTGTGATGTCTTCACGATCAACCGGAATAGACTTGGTGGGGTCGATCTCGTTCATCGCTCCAATAATCTCAATGAGGCCGCTACAGCCAAAGAAGTAATTATTAAGAAGCAAAGCATCTCAACGTCAGAGGGTATCATGTTGCAAAAGGACAGAAATCGTATTTCGGTCCACTAGGCCAAAATGCTACCAAGTTTTGCTCCGCGAGGAACTCCTTAATTCGTGTGGAATTTAGTCCCAGAGCGCCACGGAGCTTGCTTCTCCTGCCCCCGGTGCAGTGGAAAAGATACCAGTCCTCCTCCCCATCTGACTTTCTTTCCACCTTGATGACATGCCCAACCGCAACCTTGTTCTCTTCAGAGTCCAGAATCTCCAACCTTTTTTGCCGGAGAATCTTCCCCTTGGGAGGAAGCAGACATCGGCATAGGGAGCAATGTCCCTCTTCGTCATCTTCGCGGTTTGGGTCGCAACCAGTGACGATCCCCGTGGAGACGTAGCAGAACCCGCAGGTCTCTGTTGTTACCCTGAATTTATTCTTTCTCTTCAGGTTTCTCCTCGTCCTCTTGTCCGGTATCTTGTTTTTTGGCATCTGGATCTTGTGTTTTCAGGTCCTTGTCTAGCAACTCAAACAAGTGCCAAGCAGCCTGAGCATTTGTTTCGAGCCTGTTGTAGGCATCGCTATACCCCTGCATTGGACACAGGAAGTATGCTCCTACAAATTCATTGTCCGGATCAGAGAGCATATTCTTAACCGTCTGGAGGGCCAAGTTAGCCTGAACCTTATCAGCGGTGTGCATCCTGATCTTGGCGTCTTCTGCCTTGGGCCGGGAAAACATAACCAAAGCAACTTTGCCCAAGCGGGGGTCATACTTTGGCTTTTTGCGCTTAATCGCTTGTTTAAGCTCCTTCTCCAGAAGCCTGAGCCTTTGGTCTTTCTCCATTATCTCGTTAGAGAGACCAGTGATCATCTTTTTGATCGCCTCCCTCTCTTCCGGAATAATCTCTCCAATAATTTCCTCGGGAGACTCAATCTCTTCTTCTTTAGGCATAAGATTTACAGTGCTTTGCGTTCTGACAAATCAAGGACATTGGTGGCATCATGCAGACGCTCAAGAGGCCAAGGCCTAAGACCTCGCTCAAGGTCAGAAAGGTATGTCGCAGAGATGTTCATCCACTTCGCCATAGAGCGCAGTGACATGCCCGTCTTTACCCTCCTCTTCCTTACAAGCGAGCCAATCGCCTCCCAGTCAAATACCCATTGTGAGGACATGCTTACTGGTTGGTATTGACCAAGCCAGCTAGGAAGCGCGGAATAAGCCTCTTCGCGTGTCTTGAAGCTAGTCCGAAAGCTCTTCGGCATACTGAGATATTTCTGAGGCTACATCTTTGAATGCTTCAGCGGGATTAGGGTCTGGCTTACCCAGCGACCTATATTCATCGTTTTCAACATTCATCGCGTTAATTGTCGCAAGGCACTCAATGACTTTGGAATGCGCGTGTAACACTCCCTTTAGCTGGCTTAACAATTCTTCATCCATGGGTGTCAACCTATGCAGGTTTACACGCCGAGTCAATGCCAGATTCCCTGTTAAGAACCCATACCAGAAGTGGCCTCTCAACCATTAGCCATTTTGTGTTCCTTTGTATGACCTTGCCGTTTAGTCGATGAAAGAGCTTTCCCTTATCGAACTTCAGGGCTGAATCATAACCGATGTTGATCCACCCTCCCTGTTGCAAAACGGGAGGAACCTCACTAACAGGGCTCTCGGGCCTGTCCATGCCCCACTATAATCCACATTTGCAATGTATTTACAAGTGAAATTTAACGGGAGTATTTTTCGTCAGCATCTAGTGACCCCCTGACCTTCAAGTCCTTAGAGAGAATTTTCTTTCTAACCTCCGACTCTATTGGGGTCTCCTCGTCCTTGGGCCGCTCCTTCAAGGCCTTTTCCGCTTCCGTTAGGTCTCCTTCAATAAGTTGCTCGCTAGGGACTTCAATAGCCTCTCCATCCTCAGCCTTGGACCTGTCGAGCATTCGGCCAACTGCTCTACGCAAAGCCGGGGACTTCTGCATTTTGTTTTCCAGAGTCTGCATTGTATCCACATTGTGAGTGACCACCTCGCTTCGGGACACAGGCATTCCCACTTGATATTGCAAAAGCAGCTTCAGCGCGTCCAACCGGGTTTTGAAGTCAGGGGTCTCAAACGGCTTGCCCCCAATGGCCATGGTTTTGGTCGCAGACATGCATTCTGCAATTTTTGCAACTACCTGATCCGGTCCAAACTTAATTGCAAGTGACTCGATGATCTTGGGGGCTAGGTCGGCGGCCCTGATGGAGAGGCGGCCCTCTTCTGCCGCTTTTTTGATTTTGCTCTCAGCCTCCTGAACCACGGTCTCTTTTTCAACTGTTCCCTCCGGGGGGAGAGAGGGCAAAGGTAGGCTTTCAGGCTGTTTTTTAGGCATTGCAAGGAAATAAATTGCATGGTGTAATGTTGCAAGCTCTTTTAGACATGGCAAACGGCAGATTACCTATTACAAGATCCCTCCCAAGCATGGCCCCAATGACGTTCCGGCAAATGGGGGGATATGGAAGAATTACCTCTCCATCGCAAGAGATAAGAAGGCGCTCCAGAGATTTGCCCGGGGCAACTGATCTTAATCCCTCCGGAAAGTCTACTCCTGTTGAAAACGCGGGGGCGGGGAATAGTGGATTTGAGAGGTTCTTGGACCTTCACCGGGGGAGCAGGGGAGGACGGATTCAATCCAGCAAGACCAAAGGGGCATTTAGATACACTTCCGGTAAATACAAAGGCATGACAAAGGGGGAGGTAGACATCATGGCCCACAGGCAGTTCCAAAAGATGTCAGACAAGCAACGGGATCAGTTCCGCCCGATGAATGAAGGCGATTTTGCAAAAGCTCGGGAGCGGAAGCACCAAATGGCGCGAGATCAACACGAGCTTGCACTTGAATTTAAGAAAAAGAATCAGGCTCTTGCGGGAGAAATCGCAGACGAGAATGACCCCGACAACGCGGAGGGGGCTGAGGAGCCTTGGAATCCTTCCGGCGAGGAATCCGACCCAATCGTTCGGGGAGCCAAGGGAGATTCCGGGGCACAGGGGACAGCCGGGGCACCGGGGTCTAGTCCGGTTAAGAGGACTCGCCGCATAAACGCAGCAGGCGGCAGGCCGATAGGGCGCGGCAGGCGGATAGGGCTCTAGGCCCGGTAAAATAACAAGTCGATTAAATGGCTGACATGGAGGAATCTTACAAAGATGCGCCTGTCGAAAATCCCTATGGGAACGACAGCATGGACGACTTTCAAGCTGGCATTGCAAGGCACCAGCGAAACATAGACGCTCTTGTTAGGGAGCAGGAGCAGAGAAAAGCGGAAAGAAAGCGGCTAGAAGATGCTCGTCAGGCGGAAATAGACCGCGTCGCAGGGGAACGCGCAAGAAGGCAAAATGAAGTAATCCTGCAAAGAGCCAAGGAGGACGGCCTTGATGATTACCTAGTCCCAGACAGTGAAGGAGTCCTTAGGTCGTCTTTAACAGAGGATCAGATTGCAAGACACAGAGCGAATAAAAAGCTGGAGGAAGAAGAAATGGCAAAGAGGTCTCTTGCAAAAGAGCAGGCCTCTCGCACTGACCCCGGCAGCCTTAAAGATCAGCTATCTCAAATAGACGTTTTATCTGAGGCCAAAAGAAAATCCGAGGAAGAGTCCCTGCAAGCCAATAGAGACCAAATACGATACTTGGAGGCATCGGTCTGGGAGGAAAAAGACCAGCTAATTTCGGGAGTCAGGGAAAAGATTAGGGCTTCAGAAAATGCCTTAAAAGCTGATGACGAGGCCATTGATCAAAAGGCAGCAATTGAAGCTGAAATACTCAGAAACCAAAGAATCGCAGAGGGGTTCCCTGAGGACCTTGCTAGGGATGTAGACGGGAGGAGGACTTGGACGGCTCCCCCGGCGGAGGATGACCCGGAGGCGGGAGGGAAGTGGCTGGACGCATATAACCGCGAGGTTGAAATAAATAACTCCCGGCGAGAGCAAATCAGCGAAACTGAGAAAAAGGCGGCAGACGCATATCAGAAAAGGGTAAAGGAACTGGAAAGCTCTTTTGTTGAATGGGCTGAATCAGGGGCGACCCCAAAGCAAATTGCTGAGGCAAAAGAGACTTTGCAAGACGAGTGGGGGAAGGCCACGGCTGAATACCTGAAGGAAAGGTATAAGTTTGAGAGCGAACTCAAGAAGTCTGAGGCTAGGTCGAAATCCCTAGACCTTCTACGGCCAATTGTTGGTGATTACCTTGAGGATCTCAAGGGGTATTACCGGGGGAAAGAAGAAGAAGCTGAAAAAGCGCAAAAGCAAAAAAGAGACGCAATTGCCGACAAGTTAAAAAAAGAATACTATGAGACGTTTGGCAAAATTCCCCTTGATGGAAGGGAGTATGTGGACCCCGCCGATCCAGTTCTAAATGAGATATTCAAGGAGCAACAGAAACTCATCAAAAAAGGGTGGGAGGGTGTCCCCGATGATTACGAACATCTCGGTCCTTACGCCGCCAGTATGGGCCCAATTGGGAGCAAAGAGGACAAAATTGATTACGCGCAATGGAGACTAAGCGAGCTTGATGCCGCGTTTGGCCGCCGTATTGAGTTCCTTATGGCAAGGAACTCTGAGGTGATTATGTCTCTTCAGGAAATCCTGTGGAAAATGGGCAGCACATCAGCCCTCCCCGGATCTCCATCTTTGCTAAAGCAAATGGGGAAGTATAACTTTGACTCAAACTTGGTATTAGAGAGTCACAGGTTCCCTTTGTATAACAAAGAGGACTCGCCCGTTTTTGATCGAGTTGAAGCTGGCGTAGCCACGGTTCCCCTACAGATAGCGGCCAACATCTCCCTTGCGTTTGGCTACGGGCTGTCAAGGCTGGTTGGTCATACTGCTCGGACGGTCAAAAAGGCAGCCCCCGGAACACAGTATAAGGAATACCGTAGATTTGACGAATGGCTTGAGAACAGCGGCCTCACTCACAGTGAGGCAAAGCACGGAATGCAGGAAGTGCTTAAAGGCTGGAAAAAGTGGGGGAAGCCTAATGAGGAAATGGCAAGGTATAGAGCTGATGGAGTAATCCTGCTGAACCCTGATCTAAATGTGTTGGATAGGGGCCTATACAAAAAGGCTATAGAGTCTACGGATGCTCCGAGCTTTATCAAAAAGCATTACCTTGGCGAAGGGGCACAGGAAAGGATAAGGAATGTTTACGCTTCGTCAATTGAGCATCAGGCCAACGCGGCTTATGCGGGGCCCGGGGGTATCCCGATGCCGAATGAGTGGATGAAAGAGGCATATCCCGACAACTCTTTAAGCATCATGGATGATGTTGAGGAGATGGCGAACAAGAGGGCTGAGCTAAGGGAGCAGATAGGCACTCTAGATGAATCAGACCCTGCTCTCACCGGACTCAAAAAAGAGGAAGAGGAGCTGACCAAGAACATCGAGATGATGCGAGACGTTGCAAAAAACGCTCGCGCTGAATGGAGAAAAAACACTCCCGAGTATTCCGAGCAAATAGAGGAATGGCTGCGACTTTATGGCAGAGACAAGCCTCTTGCTTATTTTACTAGGCCAGCCCGGAGCTTGGCCTTGGGCGGGGGCAAGTTCCTGCAAACTATCACCGGGGTTGGGGCCATTCTTGAAGTTCCCGGCGCTCGCAATGCCACATTGTCTTTAGCTGATGGCATAGAAGAACAGCGCGTGGCCCGTGATTTTGCGGGAGGGGCCATTCCCGTAGTAAGCGCAATTACAGACGTTATAGGAGAAGAGGGCCCATCTCTTGTGTTCTCTCTTATTCCGGGCACCGCGCTTGGCGCAAGAGCTGCCGCTCTCGTAAGGAAGCAGGTCGTAGCAGGCGCCCTGACCAAAAAAGCAGCCTCCAAGCAAGTTGCAAAAGCAGGCCTCAGGGGGTCCGCTATTGGCGCTGGAGTGCAGTCTACGGGGCTTTCATGGGCTCAATACTTTAACGATGCAAAAAGGGTCCGCGAGGAAGAGCTTGGCAGGCCGCTAACTGAATCTGAGCTAAACGAACTTGCAAAACTCCCCGCAGTGCAAGGTAGAGCAGTGATGACAGGTCTTTTGACGGCTGGAACCGTCAAGGCGTTTGGATTCACAGGAACTGAGGTAGTTTGGAGAAAGGGAACAAACATTACTGTTCGTGATTGGTGGAGGCATGTGGCATCAAAAGCCAATACGACCCCAAAAGAGGCGTGGCAGAAGTGGGCGGGAGCCGTTAAGGCCATTGCAAAACCGGGCATTTGGGAGGGTCTTGAAGAAGGCACAGACCAAGTCATTTCTTCTCTCGCTTTTGACAGAGGGATTTCCATGGGAGAAGCCCTTAGTGGGGGAGGGAAAGCAGCTATCGCGGGACTGATTCTTGGATCGGGAATAGGAGGGTTGATGTCCACCCAGCAAACGGGCGCGATGGCCGAAAACCTATCCAACCCGGATACGGCTCTGGAGGCGTTGAAAGACGTTTTTGGCAAAACTGATTACACTCAAGGGGAGGTTGAAGATGCTTTTGAGCTGATAAACTACCCTGCCAATGCCCCGAGCGATGCAGATGCAGCAGCTCGAAAGCTACAAGCCGGGATATTGGCAAATAGAAGCCTCGCAGAGGCAGAAAGCCGAGCGAAAGCGGCAGTTAAACTTCATAACACAAAGGGCGAGCCAGAGGCCGCAGAGGCTGCGCTTCAAAAACTGAAAGAGGTCAATGCCGCTAAAGGGCTCCTCAAAATTGCAAGCGGCAAGGTCAATAACGAGCTAGACCTCACCTCAGAAGAGCTTGAGGGCGTAAACAAGGTAGTCGATGACTATGGCTCTCCCCTTCTCAGAGAGGTTAATGGCCAGCTTGTAATAACCAAAGCGGGGACAAATCTCATAACAGAGATATCTCCTGACGCGGCAAGTGAGCTTGTTGCCTTAAATGAAGAGGCAAGGCTAAGGCAGATCAGGGAGGCCTCAGCCCCCAAAGTAGCCGAAACCGATCCCAAAGTAGCCAAAACCGATCCCAAAGTAGCCAAGCCCAAGGAGGAAGCCGAAACTGCCCCTAAAGAAGCCGAAACTGCTCCTAAAGAAGCCGAAACTGCTCCTGAAGTAGCCAAAACCGACCCTAAAGTAGCCAAACCTGCGGAGGCAGCAGCCAAGCCAGACGTATCCAAGATAAAAGGAGCGGCTGTTGAGGGCGGCAGACAGGTTATCCGCAACTCGAAAGGGGAGCATTATTCCAAACGCGCAAGCGCCCAGATACGGCTGGATAGGCTAATCAAGGACAAGAAGCTGCCTGCTACGGGGTTTAGTGTTGTCGAGGAAGAGGCAGGGAAGTGGATCATTGCAGAGGATGTAAAGGGTGAAGAGGCCGCTCCCTCCGGAGGGAAGAAGAAGTGGAGGGTCACAATAAAAGGAGTAGGGGAAAAGACGAGAGCCGTTGAGGTTGAGGCCGAAACCAGAACTGATGCCATTGCAGCCGCCGCAAAGGAAGCAGACACGGCAAAGGGTGAAACGGTGGTTGTGGCTTCTGCTACGCAAATTGAGACGGATGCTCCCGCGACTCAGGAAGCCCCGGAGGAGGCCCCAGAGGAGACGAAAGAGCCAGAGCCAGCCGCCCACAAGGTGGCCAAGGTTGAGGACGACGCCCCAGACGCAAAGGGGCGTAGGCGCTTCACGGCATATGATGAAAAGGGAAACCTTTTGGGGTCGATTGAATATGTAATCAAGGACGGGGTTGCTATCATCAAGGGCCTCGGAGGGGGAGGCGGCAGCAAGGCCAAGACAAAAATCAGGGGAGGGATGCGGCCCACTTTTGACGCCTTCTTGGATAAACACAAGGTGGTGCAAACGGGGGAAAGCACAGATAATGTATCTAATGCTGGGCTAAAATTCTTCTATGATCTTCACAAGACGGGAGAATACGAATTCACCCCAGTAAAAGGAACCGCCGTAGAATCTAATTCTATGGCCATTCGGCCAAAAGGCTGGAAAGGGGAAAAGGGGCTCTCGGCGCTAAAAGCCTTCAGAAGAGTCTTTGGTGGAGATACGGCTTCGGGCAGGAAAGGGGACCTAGCGATTCACACCGCTGGTGAAATGATCAGGCATCCCCACGCGCTCATTCAGAAGAAGGAAATAGCTCCCGAGGCGAAGGAGGCCCCAGAGGAGGCCCCAGAGGAGACGAAAGAAACGGCATCTGTAAGGCAAAGGCTACAAGAGCTAAATCTGTTTAATAGGGTTGTCGATGAAACGGAGGAAACCCCTCTCCCCAAGGGCAAGCTATACTCGATAGACAAGAATGGTAATGTTATACTGAGCCGCAAAGTATCCAGCTTCTCTAAGACAAGGCAGTCAGAGATTAGTGCGGAGATTGTTGCCGAACGGGGAGCGGCGGGAGCCTTGAGCCAGAAAGAAGGGGAATTCTGGTTCAGCATGCTTCCTAAGCATGAACAAGAGTCCATTGCGCGGGAGGCCCGTCTAAAGCATAACATGGGCAAAGACGCGAGCGATGCAGATGTAGTAAGATACATGCTGGCGAAAGGCATGACCCTGAAGATGCTTGAGACGCTTAGCAGGGGAGCCCGAAAGCTAAGAAAGGGCGACGAAGAAGCGCACAGAACGGTCTTGGGTTATTTCCTCAGGTATCTCAGGAGGTTTGCCGACAGAATAAGAGCTATCACCACAGGGGACTCATTACTTGCAAGAAGGTTGCAATTTTATGAGAAAATGGCCTTCGCGTTTATTGCGGAGCATACAAACGCAAGAACTCTTGCCTCTCTTGGGATTGCAATTCCTGACAGCAGGATATCTGACCGCAGAGACGTTGTCCTTCATCCAAACATCAGGAAGACAAAAGATGGGAAATATGAAGTAACTCTTCCGGGTGGAACTAAGCAAAAGTTCAAAACACTTGCTGAAGCTCGTGAAAAAAACGCCAACAAATACAGAGACCAAACTCTAAACGCACTAAGTATAGCAACAGCCGCGTTGCGTAGAGGCGGGGGGTTGAGCGCAGACGAGCTTGAGGCGAAGATTGCAATCATTAAGAAAAAAATCTCTACAATTGCGGCAGTAAGGCCCTTTATTACAAAGGAGTCTTTATGGGCCAAGTTCACTGTGGTATTTGTAGACGGTGAGTATACGTCTCTGATTGAAGAATACAAAAAGGCCAAGCCGAAAAGCGAAAGGGCACAAAAATTAGAAGACGCTATAGCTGCCTATTTGGGCAAGTTGGTCAAACTTAATGAAGACATCACTCGGGATCTGGAAAACGCAACGCTCAGGGAGAAGTCTCGTGGGGCTCTGGCAGCCAGTAGGATGGTTGCCTCCTTCGCCGCCGATGTGGCAGATGGAAACCTCGCCCAAACAGAGCCAATGCGACAGGCAAGACGAGAGTTCTTGGCTTTGGTCGGAAAAGGGCCTGTTCAGGAAAGATTACGCAAATTGCCAGAGCTTGTATTACGACAAGAAAGAATAACTGAAAGAATAGCCGCTCTTGCCACTGAGGAGGAAGCCGTAGGAGGCCTTCCTCTTTTCGATGACGCAGCAGACCCCGCCGAGATGGCCAACCTGAAAAAGGAGCTGGGTCAGGTTACCAATGATATAGCTTCAGCCCATGCCGAGCTGGACGCAGATTATGCCGCAAAAGTAGGAAGGCTGGCCCCGCGCAAAACCCAAAAGGCTACGACTAGAGGAATCTCGCAACGGGTTAGCGTTCCGGGCAGGGGGCTCAAGTCCGTCATGGGACTTACGAGAGAAGCTGATGCCTCAACCATACTGCATGAGTTTGTCCACGTATTGCAAAAAACTCCGGACGAAACAAACCCAGATCAATCTCTTTGGGATTCCGCTTTGGGTAGAAAAAATGCAGCCAAGCTAAGAAAGTGGGCCAAATCGGTTAATCCCGCCGAACCTGAAGAGGCAGAAGCGGAGGCGATGGAGACCTACCTTAAAGAAGGAAAAGGAAGAGGGCTTGAGGTTGCCCCTTCCCTGCTTGACGCCTTTTCAAGGGTCGCCTCGGCTATTTATGGGGTCTACGGGGACACCATGAGGGAAAAGGGCGGGGGATACGACATACCTGAGGAAACAGTGGCGAGTCTTGATGCGCTTTTTGCGGACCCAGTAATAATCGGGAACTCAGTAACCGCTAACGCCGCCAAGATTAGGGATCAGGTCCAACGCTTCTGGGATGGAGCGATGCCGATAAGCGAGGAAGAGGTCATTCTTGGTCTTCCAAACGGAGCCGTTCAAGTTGGCTTCAAAAAAGCAAAGGTAGCCAAACAGCTTATTGAAAAGAACTACCGAGCCTTTTTCGGGGACAGCGCAAAGGTCGTTGAGTATGAGGGCAAGTTTTATGCGGGGCTGGATATAAACAAAGCCTTCGGGGAGACTGAGAGAGGATTTGGTCCAAGCCTGCAAAGAACCAAGGCGAAGAGGCCTAACGCTGGCAACGATAGATTCCGGGTTGGGACCTCAAGATCGGACTCTACAAGGCGGCGAGACACTGCCAGCAACATTGGGATAACAACAGTAAGTGACGATCTTCTGGCAAGGCAAATGGAGAAGTTTGATTACGATCACCTTCCTCAGAGCATTCGGTCAGAAAGAAACCCGCAAACAAAAAGGGAAAAAGCAATCGAGTGGATGGTCGAAAATATCTTGGCCGTTCATGACGCTCTTCCAAAGGAGGTAAGAGAGAGGGCGGCCCAGTGGTATGATGGGGCTAGCAAGCTCGCAAATAAGTTAGCCAAGAAATATAAATACACCAAAGTTCAAACCGCTGGCGTTATTGCTGTTCTTTCCCCTCAGAATGGTTGGTTCAAAAATGCATCACAAGCCGAGAAGGTTATTGATATTTATGCAAATCACCGGAACGAGGTGATTGATCCCAAAATCCACGGGGAAGCCATGGAGCTAATAATCTCCAAGGCACAAGCGGCACAGTCGGCCAAGAAAAAGGTTGTAGAGGGGGAGACCCCTAGACAGAAGGCGCTGAGGCAAGCCTACAACAGGAGGCTCGATGAGCAGAAGCGAGATCAGCGACGAGCCATAATGGAAGGCATAACCGGGTATACTATTAACCAGCTAGGCAGAATAGACTCGGAACCTCAATCGTGGGCCCTGAGAGTGCTGGCTACGCATTACTGGTCTTCAGAATACAATGTTCTAAGCCCTGAGGGGGATATTTTGTGGGTGCAGAGAAAGAACCCCACAAAAGCTCAATTGAGAGCCGGAGAAGAGGGCAGCCCATCGACGCATGGCTGGGGTTCCGCCCAAGAAATTGGCAATGCAATTGCAATTTTGAAAAATGGCAGTCTTGAAAACCTGCACAGAATACTTGGCAATGAACACAAGGTCCGGAGCTTCTTTAACAACATAGTTGCGCCCAACAGCGCAATGGGGGACGTAACCATGGATACGCATGCTGTGGCGGCGGCTCACTTGATGCCATGGGGGATATCAGCTATTGCCGTGGATCATAACTTTGGCGGGAGAGGGATACCGAATTCAAAAGTCGCTGAAGGGGTTTCAGGGCTTTACCACTTATACGCTGATGCATACAGAGAGGCCGCTCGGCGTAGAGGGATACTTCCCCGCGAAATGCAGTCAATTGCTTGGGAGGGCATTCGACTCATCCACCCCAGCGAACAAAAAAAACCAAAACATCTAGCCGAGGCCACTAAAACGTGGAAGAATAACAGCAATGCCAGAGCAAGAAAAATCATCATCAACAGAAGTAGATCCTTCTATCCTGAATGGTTTGTCAGAGAACAAACTCCAAGAACTAAAAAGGTCACAAAAGGGACTAAAGAAGATGGGTCTCGATTGGAGCCTTCCACAAGTCGCACTACTGGAGCTAAAAGATCCAGAAGACGAGGACGAAGCGCCCCCAGCCTTCAGCGCGAGAAGGAACTCACCTTCCCGGGAATTCAAAAAGTTGCGGACGGCCCATCGCAAAAAGTTATCGAAACGAGCTTCGGAACACTTGGAAAAACGGGCGAAGATGCCTACACTTTCCTTACAGAAGTTTACGGAACAAGCGAAGCGTTTAATGAAATCCTAAGGGATACGGGGTTTGCCCCCGGAATGTTCACTTACCTGTATCCTAAGGTCAAAAAGGCCGAAAAGGATATATTAAGGGACTGGGCAGAAGAAAACAATTTGCTAAATGACTTTGTCGGGTTCTTCCACGAACACGCAAAAAACGGACAGGGAGGATATGAGAACTTTGTTATCCACAAAGGCAAATATGTGGAGAAAGTATATCATGGTGACGCCTCTCTGCTAGAGCGGCTCCACCAGATTCTATGGCATAACTACTATTTCCCCGAGGCGGCTTATGAGGTTTTGGGGTTCATGGCCAAAGATGACGATTTTTTTATTCATGTCAGGCAGCCAGCCCTTACGGAGGATCAAGATGGAGAACACCTTACCAAGGAAGAGGCTAAAGAATTCTCATACGATATAAATGACGATGTCATCTTGATGGGAGACGGCCAAAAGCCAACAAGGCAGGGAAGGCTGGTCGCAGCGATGGCCGAAATGGGGCTAGTCCCCATTAGCAACACTACCTTTTTTGACCCAGAGGAAAATGTAATTATTTCCGATCTATATCGCTATAATTTTGCAATAGAGCTTGGGAGGCCCATCCCATTTGACCCGGCTTTGCGCTCAGGAAAATATGGGAACAACAAGTTTGGGGGTGTTTTGTTGCAAGACAGCATGATTCAGTTGCTGAAGAAAAAGAACCTTCTTGCAGACCTAACATCCCGCGAAGAAGTCGAGGCTGGGCCTCACCATCAACCAGAATCGGGAATAGACGTAGGGGAGTATATTGAAGAGGTTACTGCAAAACACATGACCGAACATGCTCCCGCAGAGCATGAAATATCTCTTAATGGGCAAAGCGTTTCTAAAGGCCGCCTCACTGGCCTTTTGGGTTCCTCTAAGCCCTCCCTTCAGAAAGCACCGGAGTCTTACCGCAAATTGGGGGACCCCCCCGAACGCACTAATTGGAAAGACAACGAAACCCTCCGCAGGGAGGTTGACGATCAATGGTTGGAGCTTGCAAAGGAGAGCGGCCACACAACTGTTAAAGGCGAGATGGGCGTTGTCCCAGATGCCGAGATCGGGGGCGAGAAAAGGAAGATGCTCGCAAAGTTCACAAGAAGGTTGGCCGAGATGGCCGGACTCGTGCCGTCCCCCCATTTGCCTCCGACCTTGTTCCATGGGACAATGCGTCAATTTACGGCATTTAAGGTCAGGGATGACCACACCCTTGTTGGGGAAGACGGTGACATGGTCCTGTCCAACTATTGGGGGAACGGAGTTTACCTTACTACTTCAAACCAAGACGCATATCACAACTACGCTAGAGTTGGCCCAGACATGAGGGCCGAGGCTAAGCAAAGAGCCAAGGAAATACTAGAGGCTCCTACAGTATTTCAATCGTCGCAACTTGCAAGAGCGGGACAGCGAGGGGTGACTCGGGAACAGCAAGCCTATGTTATTGCGCTTGCAGAGCTAAGCCTTGATGCCGAAGGCTCCTTTGTTCATGAGGTATATGTCCAACTTGAAAACCCAGCTATCATAGGCCCGGATGAGCGAGGGGTGCATGTGAGGTTCAGTCCTGCCGTTGACGTAAATCACCCTGTCTTAGACGCAGTTGAGGCGGTAAGGCAAAACCTTGAAGAGAAGCATGATGTAGTAGCCCCAAGAATGGAAGCGATGGCCAAGTTGGCCGAAATCTTGGTGGATAGTCGAGGGGCCAGCTATGAAAGAGTTGGCAACTTCCTGAGAGACAACCTTCTCTATATCGCCTTTGAAAAGGGGGCTATGGCCACCAAAGTGCCGCTTGATCCTCAAGAAATGGCCAGAAGGGTATTTGCTGCCCTTGGGCACGATGGAATTATTGACCGGAGAGCTGGCAGCAAGTTCAGGAAGATGAAGGGGGTGGACCCCGATACGGCGCATGTCCTTGTCTTCCGCCCCGAACAAGTGAAATCGGCAGATGCTGTCACCTACCACCCGATCACCAAGGAAATCGTCTTGCCTTCACAGCGGTTCGATTTCACAAGCTCGCAGATTAACTTGCAAGGCGGGGTTGATGAAAGAGGAGCAAGAGCATCAAGATCGGTTGGAGTCAGAAAGGCTCTTGAGGAGATTGACGAGGTTAAGGGGTGGAATAGAAATCCTCTCAATACATGGGAAATAGTTACAGACACCGGAGTTGCGTTTGAGGTCCTCAGGTCCAAAGAAAACCACATCTACCTCAAGGCAATTGCAACAGTTGGCGAGAGGAAAAAAGGCCACGCAGGAAATGTCCTTGAGAAGCTCAAGCAAATTGCTGACAAACATGACGTAGGGATCGAGCTGTATCCTAGCGCGTTTATTGAACGCACCGGAGAAAGGGGAGACGAGCTAACGCAAAAAGAGCTGGAAAACTTCTACAAGAAGCGAGGATTCGTTAGACAAAAATCAGCATATGGGGGCCCGGGGTCAGAGTTTTTCTACCACAAAAACCCGTTAGCATTTAACCCCCACATTAACGAGGACCCGCAGTCGGCAGAAGAGGCAATAGAGTCTCTCAGGCTTGCAAATAGGGGTGAGGACCTAAGCCAGATGGATACTGGCATGTTTTCAGAGGACTTTGAGGAGTCGTATTACGAGCCATGGTCTTTTGAGGTGCCGGGGAGATTCCTTATCGCAGACAGCAGCCCTGAGCATATAGCAGACCTAGATAGGTATATCGGGGCCATGGAAGACGCGGCCATAGAATATAGCGGCTCTGAATCTGTTGACCCGAACTTTGAAGACTACATTGATCTCCGCATCAGGTTGATGCAGGTGTTGAGTGACTTTCTTCAGGAGCCAAGTTTCTCAAGAGGTTTCCCGCCCACACGTTCCGGAAGGCCATCATTGCAACGAGGCATTGATGACGCTGACGCAGATAAGCCGTCTGACCTTCAAGAGTCATCCACTTTTGATATAGACAGGATGCTGAAGCTGGTTGGCAAGAACATGTATGGCACCAACCCGGCAGGGATTCTGGGCAAAGAGCTGTTCCAAAACTCCGTGGACGCTGTCATGAAGAAGCAGAAGGAGGAGGAGGCTAAAATGCCAGCTAGGATAGAACAGTTCGTCCGTGACGAATGGTCTAAAGCTGGAGTGTTGGAGGACCAAGTAGAGAGCGCCGTAGAGAATGCTCTATGGCGATGGGAGACTGACGGAATTACGCCAGAAGGCTTTAATGAGTATGAGCCCACTATTTTGGTTCACGAAGGAGGGACTTGGTTTGGACAGGAGGGGGCAGTTCTTTTGAAGGATGAGAGCGGGGAGATGTTTGAGGGCAAACTGCTCTCGTTTGCCGACAACGGTATCGGAATGTCTCCTGAGACCGTGTGGAGCAAGTTTTTGCCAGCCTTTGTATCGGCAAAAGGAGTTGGAGAAGGGGGAGGGTTTGGAATTGCAAAACTGGTATTCCTGATGGGTCCTAACAACGTCAGGGTGTCCACGGTCAACGAAGACGCCGAGGGGCGCAGAATTATGACGGAAGTGGAGATCAAGCCCGGGGCTTACAAGAGATTCCTGAACAAAGGGAAAGTAGCAACTCCAGACAACATGCTGGAGCCCGGAAACGAGACGGAGGTTGTCCCGGGCTTGACCATAAAGGTTAGCTACGCCCCTGAAATGACATCAGGAGCAGACACGGGGACGGCATACATAATGGGCACCCCTAACCCTAATGACCCTAATAATGAGCAGTGGAACTACGCAAAGAATGCAAGCTGGAACAGGGCAGTTGAGTTTATACGAGAGGCATCAGAATTGACTCCTCACGTTAGTCTTGCAACCGAAACCCACAACGCAAGTATCCGGAGCCAGCTTATGGGAACAAGCACCCTGTATGAAAAGAGGGAGGCTGGGGAGAAGCCAAGGATTGCCAAGGGCGACACTTGGTTTGAGATTTATGACGGGGAAACGCAAAGAAAGAAAACGAGGGAATATGTAATAGCGGCAATCAGGAGGCAGGATTTGGAGCTGGTCGAGAGGTATGGCAACGACTCTAGGGCATATAAAGATGGCCTAGAAGAGCGTTCTAGAAATTTAGAGAGGCCTGCAATTTACGAGTATGCGGGAATATCGCGGTGGGCTGCTGAGGCCCCGCTCGACACAGAATTTCTCAGGCCACAAGACAAAATCAATAACTGGGTTGTTCTTGAAGACGGGAATATCGAAACGGACCTGTTTGAAATGGAGATCCTAGCCAAGGAGGGAGACAGGCAGATTCAAAGCGGATCAATTCAGGCCAAAATACTCAACAGGACGATATACCAGTTTGATGAAACAGTTTCGATGGGGGTCGGTGAAGAGGGACTCGTCCCCGCCGGTGGAATTGCAATCAACATAAGGTCAAAGGTTGGAGCGGGTGAGGCGGGTTATCCATTTAGCTTAGACAGGAACAATGTTTCGCAGGAGGTCAAAGACGAGATAAACACCTTTATGGGCAAATTGGCCCATATTGCCTATACCAAACAAAGAAACCAGTGGGTAAACCGCAGGAAAAACACGGTTCTAATTAGAAGGCCCGATAAGGGCGAAGAACAGTATGGCCCAGAAGCAGAAGAGTTTGCAAGTTATGCAGCCGTTAAGGAGTGGGGACAAGAGCCCGGGGACTATATAGAAGTTCCCGGCGAGTTTCATTTTTTGGATCTGTCTGGGACCTTAGACGAGGGGGTTGTGGAGGAATTTGCAAAAGACCCTGTAATTGCCCAAATCGCTGAAGACTATTACGAGATTCAAGGGAGGGTATTAAAGTATCTGAAGCTGAGGAACCAGCATGACCCAGATTTTGGAAGGGCTGGGTTTGCGGGATTTGCAGTCGGAACTAACGCATACGGACTTCACTTTCCTTTGAAGTATGTGATGGATAAAAAGTTCGTTTCGGACAACCCAACCGACAGCCCTCCCAGCCTTATTTACCATGACCCTCTTGCAACATTGCAACATGTCATAGATGAGCATTCGGTTGGAGAACTCGCAGAAATAGGTGGAGCAGTTCTTCCCGGGAAAGGCCTTCAAGACTTCAAAAGTGGCGCCCCCATGGCCTATTATACAGGGCTATATCAGGTGTTTTTAGATGAAGTGGCCGGAATTGCCGTCCACGAAGCCCTGCATCAGTCCATTCACTCCGAGGGGGTTTCCCTTGCTAGGGGTCTTACATTTAATGCCGGGGGACTCGCATCAACTCTCCAAGGATTTGCAACCGTCCAAGATGTTTTGGGAACTACGGACCCAGACGAGCTTGCAAAAAGAGCAAAAATCAGAACAGATAAACTAAAGGATTATTATGAGCAGTTTGAGCAAGATTTTGACGAACAAGAGGCGCAGGCATTTATTACTGGGACGGGTGCTAAAGGATACAACCTTAGAATTGAGGGACCGAGAGGACGCGGAAAAGGAGCTTATCCAACTGGAAAGCCAGATAGCCCGGATCAGAAACAAGATGATGGCCGTCAAAAAGGAGGGAAGCTGAGCCTTCAGGGCCTAAAAGACGCCGAGGAAGGCGCTGAGAGAGCCAAGAAAAGGATGGATAGGCGGGGGAAGCCGCTCCGCGAAAGGTTTAGGATTTTCAGGAAGAGGGACGACAGGACTGCCGCTGGAGCCAAAGTGGTCAAGGGTGACCCGTCCAGAGCCAAGGTGGGAGAGACCCCTGAGGTGAGAAATGCATATGATGTTTCTCAGGAGATATACAATGACACATATATCGCGCAGAACTTCCCTGAATGGATGTCTGGCGCAGCCAAGGTAAGAAAGACAGAGGGTGACGATGAAATAAGAAAGAAAATATACGAATCTGCCGAGAAGCTAGGCCAACCCGGGACTCCTGAATTCCAAATTGCCTCAATGCAGGTTGTTGCAGACGACTTCCAAAGAGCCCTAGCGTCCGGAAATCAGACAGACATAGATAACGCCATGGCTCTCGCTCATGCGTTTCAGGAGTTAAGGTCTGAAATTGCAAGAACGATGACCTCAATGCGGGACCCGTTCCAGACCCCGGCTCAAAGGGCCGCATACGCTTTAGGTCAGGCTATAACTCAAGCCCCGCCGCTTCAGGTTAGAGCGTTGCAAAAAAAGCATGGAGCCAAAGAGGCCGGAGACGAAATACCCTCGCAAAATAAGGAGGCATATAAAGAGGACCTCAAAAAGATGGACCGAAATAGGCTGGATAAGTCTAAGGCTGCACTTGTGAGGAGAGGTATGGGAGTAGAGGAAATCTTCAACTCTAGCAATGAGGGGGTTGCGATTGGGACAAAAGTGGATAAAGACGCTCTTGGCAAGCTCCCGCCAAAACAGCGCAAAGTTGTAGAGATGGCCCGAGAAGGAGCAGACCCAGAGGCCATTGAAATGGCGACCGGGGTTTCTCAGAAGGGCCAGAAGCGAGCCTTAGAGAAATTCAGGGAAGTCCTTCGCCCTGCGGTGGAATCTCTGGTGCAAAGAGGCTTCAACGAGGGCAACATGCAGGAATTTGCAAGTGGAAAGCCCCCTGCTGGAAACACCAAGCCCGGAACAAAGGAGGATGTGGAGAAGGTTCTGTCGAAATCATTTAAGGCTTCTATTGAGGCTTTAAGCCAAAAAGGTTTCAACATAAACAACCCTACTCATGTAATGGCCGCCTTTAGGGCCCTTGATGATGTAGACTTGGATTATGTGACAAGAACAATGGGAACATGGTATGCAAACGTGTTCTCATCCAAGACGGTGTTAATTAACATGCTGTCGATCCCGTTCGCGGGTTACCGAGCAATAGCAGAGAGAGGGGTCGAGTCGCTCTTCAATCATTTGCTAAAACACCCCGAGGTATCCACTGCTCCGGAGTTTAAGTATATCGCTAAGGGCTTAAAGACCTATGCCTCGATGGCGTTTTATCAGGCGTTTATGGCTTTCGACACGGAGACGGCATATTTCAACACTTTTGCAAAAGGTGAGACTTCAGAAGGGAGCCCATACAAAGGGGAGACTCACGAAGAGGTCCGGGGATACCAGATGGGCCACATTTTAGACGGCTTCGATATACTGATCGACAAATACGTGTCGCTCCCCGGGATTAAGAAGAAAGGCGAATCTCTAAAAAGGCCCTCTCTTGTCAGGAGGGCGATTGGAGAAAAGGGAGCCACAACGGAATTCCGTCTTGGGAAAATGGGAAGAGGAGTCCTCCGGTTCAACATGGGAGTTGATGAGTTCATGCGGTTTATGGTGGCGGGGTCAGAAATCGGCGGCATTGCATACAGGATGGGCCGATCGAAGGGCCTTGATGGCGATGCTCTAGAGGAGTTTATCCACAAGGAGATGACGATTCCCGGGTCATCCAGTTGGATTGCCGCCGCCAATGAGGCTAATATATCAGTATTCACTCAAGACCTTCCGGATTTCCGGAAAGGAGACGTTCCTAAGTCAATTGGAGGAGTGCTTTCTGCCGCCATTAACGGCTTGGATCAGTTCTTCAAGGGAAATGAAAAAGCTCTGAGGGCCAGCAAGGAGGTTAGCAAGGTCACAGAAAGCGGAATCACAAAACTCGCAGATGTGGCGCTTATAGACGGAACGCGCATAGGATTAGGGGTATTCCGTGTAGCCATGATTCCTTTTGCTAGGGTTTTGGCTAACTTGGTCGTAGTGGCATACGAGCGCGTTCCCAACCCGATCTCCTTAATGTGGCATGGATACCATGTTGCAAAATACGCGGCAAAGCATCGCGGACTACAAGGGGAGGACAGGATGGATATGGCTGCCGCCAACTCAATAAGGAAGGTGTCTCGGCAGACCTTGGCCCACATCATAGCGTGGGCGTTGCTAGGAATGTTTGAGGGAGACGATGATGACGGAGAAAAGCCTATCTTAATAACGGGGTCTATGCCCAAGTTCAGAAAGGGTGCCTCAGCAGAAAGGCGAGCTGCCTACAGGGAGGGGATGGGCCCATATAAGATCCGAGTAAAGGCTGATGCAAATGTGTATGGAATCCCGGTCGGAAAGATTCTAGGCCTAGAGGAAGACTACACGTTTGACTACGGGAGGATTGATCCCGGCGCTTTAATTCTAGGAACAACCGTAGACTGGGTCAGAGAGTTCAAAAAGCTGGGGAGAGGTGACACGACGATGTTTGAGGCTGGATATGTGCTTGCCGCAGATACAGTAGCGGCCCAATTGACCGACAAAACAATGCTTCGTGGGATGAATGACGCCTTTGGGATGATTTCAGGCCGGGTAACGCCGTATAAATGGACTGCAAGGAACCTTGCAACAATTCTTGTCCCCAACCTTATTCGGCAACCTATTAGGGATGGGAACCTTTACTATGATGCCACCCTGTCCGTAAGTGACGCTGAGTCCTTTAAGAGAATGCTTCTTTATGAAATGTTCCCGAATGCAGACAGCAGGATTCTTGGTTTTGATGTCCCATTTAAGAGCAAGTTTGCCCCCGGAGCATCAAGAGATGCATACGGGGAGCTAATGAAAAGACCCCGTGGGTTTGGTTCATGGATTGCAAAGCAGCAGCCGCACAAGCTGAGATTCTTTGACCAAATGATTAGGGCCCAGCGAAAAATGGAGCCCTTTAGAGAGGACATTTCCTTGCCCATGCCAATCAGCAATGAGTATGTCTACACCGACGAAGAAACGGGGCTCAAGCAGAAGCACAAGATGACTCCGTTGCAGTATGACATTGTGCAAAGGGCGTTTCAAAGTATCTGGCAAACAGAGAGGCTCTCTGTTACGAATGCTGACGAAGTATCCAAGGCCCGGAGAAGGGCAAGCGATGCCGCTAGGGAAATTGCGTATAAAACACCAGCATTCTTAATCGACGCCAAGCGCGAATTTAATAGGAGAATCGAGAAGAAAAAGCGATGAGTGAAGAAGGACAAGCAGGAGCTATAAGCCAAGTTCAAGCGGTTGCCGAAAAGGTAATTACCGCCCCCAAGCCACCTGTTGATGCGGGAGAAAAAGAGAAGCCTAAGGTTGTCTTTGAGAGCCCATTGCAACTTACTGCAAGACAGGAAAACCGCCTTATTGAGCATGCCTTGTCAAGGATCTCGACACTGGAAAACGAGCTTGGACGGGGGTCAACCTCTCAGGCCAGTTGGTATGGACGAGGCTTTGACGACACGGTGAAACAGGCTGCTGGTTCGTTTATGGGTAAAAGGCAGCTATACGAGATGACTTTCCACAACCAGATAGATTGGAGGGCATACTTGGTCGGGGGCATTTTTGCAGAGTCCAACCTCACTGTTCCCCTGTCTCGGAGGATCGCTCAGCAGCAGATTTCCCGAGCCGTTAGCTACTTCCTCGGGACGGAGCCATGGTTTGGGGCCTACCCGGTAAGCAAGAGCGACGAAGAGCCTGCGGACGTAACGGACAAGTATTGCAAGCACAAGGCTAAGCAGGCTGACCTCAAGGGGACAATTATGTCTGCCGTAGAAGGAGCTATCATCAGAGGAGAGACCGTTTCTAAGACAATTTACCGTCAAGAATGGACTCAATTCAACAAGGAGGCGGCAATTGCGGTGGATTCAGAAGGCGTCCCCTTTGTGGCGGCAGATGCGGATTACATTTATGAGAGCGACCAATGGGCGCAAGTGGCAGGACAAGAGGGCCAAGTTACCATGGAGGAGGTGAAGCCCATTTGGATTTTAGCCAGAGATGGCGAAACACGACTTCCGGAAGGGGTCGAAAGCCCTGACATGCTTAGGTTTGAAGTGCAAATAGTTCCAAGGCAAAAAGTCCAGTATCAAGGGGCAGAGTCGAAGCCTATTTACTACAAGGACTTCTTGGCTCCGCTTGATGCTCCCAGCCTAGACGATGCCGACATATGCGTTCACCTGTATGACAAGCCAGCAATTGAAATTGCATCACTTTATGTGTCTGCTCTGGATAACGAGGGAGAGACTACCAGAGAAACGGCGGGTAAGATTTTTGAGTCATTGCAAGAGCTTGTTCGCATTGATGACCACAGAAAAGCATTTGGGACAAAGGAGAGACCGGAACTCGGGGAAAGCCCGGGGCACGAAAAGGTAAACGCTGAAGACGACAACAAGAAAATAGACACGGGGCTAGAGGGAGAGCCAGTTGTCGAAATTGCCGAGGTTTACATTCATTTTGACGCAGATGAAGACGGAGTTCAGGAGGACATCGTCATTATGCTGGATAAGAAAAATCGCAGGCCATTGTTCTATGACTATGTTGCAAACAGGACCCCTGATGGGCGTAGGCCATTTAATGTCACCCGGGTAAACCGAGTAGAGGGCCGCTGGCACGGGATCGGCACCATGGAGGTGTTCCAGCCATTGCAGGAAGTAGTGGATCTACTGGTCAACAGATGGAACCACTCCCAATCCCGCTCCGGAAATGTAATCTTCTGGAACCCTGAGCTTACTTTAGAGGGAGAAGAAAACCCTCATTTAGAACTTAACGGGGGTAGGACATACACCCCCAAAGGAAACATCGACCCGGAGACTATCCTCAAAGTCATTCCGCTGTATGACGTTAAGGGCCGGGAAATCTACAAAGAGATCGAGTTCTTCATGCAGGTTGCAATTAACATGAGCGGAGTGTCTCATGTAAATGATGCCGCCATGCTTGGAATGGACACAGCCAAGCTAGCCACCGGGGTCAAGAACATCGAGAGATCCGGGCAGGAAATGTTCTCGATATACCTAAGTCAGTTGCAAGACGGATTAGAGGACCTGCTCAAGCAGTTCTGCGTATACACCCTAGCTTACCTAGATGTGCGAGAGGCGTTTTTGTATACAGAGGACGAGGCCGCCCAAATGTTGCAATTTGGGCCCGAAAACGTCGATAAGCAGCTAGATATGGATGTTCGCCTAGAGATGACGAGATACAAGAATGAGCAGGAACTTGTTCAGGCGCAACAGGCTAGCGCCAAGGTTATCGAGTTTTATTCCCTTCCCCCAGAATTACAGGTTCGCACTTCCCAGCTTTACAGGCAGATGCTAAAGGCAATGCAGGTTTCTCATGTGGACGAGATTATCCAGCCCGGCTTTCAGATTCCCCCACAAGGCACTCCCTCCGGGGGGAGCGGGAATCCTCAGGCCATAAACACGCAGGATAACATGCCCGGACAGCAGCCGCCTGTAGTATGAGCATTGACAAGGAAAAGCAAGAGTATGACCGGGCCCAGAAGGTGGGCGAAAGAGTCGAGAGAATGTGCAGGGAAGAGGGGTGGAGTGACCACTTTATCCCTATGATCCAGAAAAGGAGGGATGAGGCGCAGTCTATCGTAAACGACCCAGACAGTGATCAGCTAACCACCCAGCTAAACAGAGGGGTCATAAAGGTCTGCGACGAGGTCTTGGGATACAGGGAATACAGCGAGGCCCGAGCCGGGAAGATTATGAGGTCCGCTGTTGCCGCCAAGATGCGCTAGTCAAAAGCGGTTTCAGTGGACAGGGCAACGGCCCCAATTCCTGACTCTACCGCGTAGTCCCTGAACCTTTGTCTGGGGGAACACCGGAAACGCACATTGGTGATCCGGAAATCTCCGAGAGATGGATAATCCCACAAAAAGGCTTGGCCAAGACTCAAGGCGTCAGACCCGGTGGCCTCCCAGCTCCCGCTGCCCATCTTGGTGTATTCATCTGCGCCCTCCACTCTAAACTCTACATCCCAATGGACCTCCATCATTGGGCTAAACACGCTAGGCCATGGAAGATTTACCCTGTAAACAAATGGCAATGGGTCCCTGTAGCCCTTTTGAATAGTGTAATCCCCTACATATGTGGTCCCACCATGGGAGCCGTTCACGTTGACGTTTGCAATTTGCAAAAACTGGGTGTCAGATACAGACGCAACATATGTTGTGGTGCTGCCGATTGAGTCAAAGGTGGTTTGACTGTGGTTTTCAGTTGCAGGCGTCCCCGATGAGTAGGTGAGGAGCCCGGTCCCATTGGAGGAATATCCTTCTTCCATGTCCTGAACCGCGCCTACCACGCCCCAAGTTCCAGACCTTGCCCCATTGGTCTCCGATCCAGAGCTAACTTTGATGGCCTCAGGGTAGGTGGGGTTGTCCAATGTGCCCAAAGTCCTCATCGCGTCCGGACTAAAGATGTATTGATCATAATCAATCACATCTGTCTTGGTGTGGACAGAGGCCGCCCCCCCAGAGGGAGTCGTAGTAACGGTCCCATTATGATGGACTGGGTTTACATAAGTCAGCCAAAGCATACGAAACCCGCTCGGGGGCATGGCGTTGACTATCGAGGGGTCAAACCCCGCCGGGCTGGCCTGAAAGCCAAGATACAGGCCATTGGTCTGCTCTATGTGAAATTCCGGAGCAGGGCACTCTAACTCCGCACAGCACACGCATTGCTGGTCTGGGAACTTCTCAGTGCTTGCTCTCCCGTATACTTCGTAAGACATCAGGACCTAAAGTAATGTGCCGTGGCTCTATATGCGTCCAGAAGGCATATCTGGAAGGTGACCGCCCCGCACCCCTCGGTGTTCCAAACCAAATCCCCGTTGATGCTCTCAGACCAGCTACCCAAGGGGGCGTATATGAACCCTGTAGGCTGGGAGGCGGATAACTCGCTATCTACAGGAGTTGATGGCCCGTTTTCCAGAATTGGGGGCCCTGTGGCGCTCCATCTTCCAGTGAGATATGTCGTATCTCCAGAGGAATCGGTCTCCATGGTTATTTCCAGCTTCACATAAAGGCTGCTGGTGTGGGGGTCAAAGGTGGTGCTTTCTCCCCCTATTGTTGTGTGAGCCGTAACAAAATCGCTATCTACATAGTTTACCGTTCCCTGTTGCAAATATCTCTTATCGGAATCTGACGGGTCGGTGAGCAATGTCCCCAAGGAGCATGTCGTTGAAACTTCCTGTTTCCCTGTTCTCCTGACCAAGCAAACCCTCTTAAACCCATTAGCATCAACGAGTTCCACCTCTTCAAACATTGCTAGATACATCAAAAGAGACCTCAACTTATCTATTCCTTCATTGGTGGTGTTGGCGTTTTGGGCAAATCGCTCTCCAATATCCAGCTCGTCAGCCTCCATTCCCGGGGGTGGAGGGAACAGCTTGGGGAAGGTGAAATCAGATGACGGGATTACTGGTGTAGACACAATTGCAATTTAATTCTTGCAAAGGATCAAATAAAGCCCAAAATCCCGGGATAATGAGTGAGGCAGACGCCCATTCGGGACAAAATACAGCAGTTGAGGAGGCAGACGCCCCAGACACTGAAAGCATCCAAGAAGATACACCCGAGGTCGGAAATAACGATCTGGGGGGTTCGGGCGAGGTGGATGGACAGCAGGAAGCTGCTGAACAAGCCACGCCGTCTATGGCAGACAGGATATCTGAAGCTGGGGACATAGCTGAATACGAGGCTTTAATGTCTGAGATTGAGCAAAACCCCAACCTCTTGCAAGAACTTGACCCAAATGAAGAGAGTTCTGAAGAAACGGCTACGAATGAGGAGGAGGCGCAGGCCCCTCCGGAGGGAGAGCCAGAGCAACGAGAAGAGCAACCCGTTGAGCAAGAGCAAGTTGCAGAGCAAAGTCAGCCAGACGAAGCCGGAGACGTAGTAGATGAGGGGGACAAAATCCCCCAATTCCGATTGCGTCCAACAGAGCAAGTGGATGCTGAGGCATTGCGAATAATGAAGGCCGCAGACGCCGCTGATGCACCTATAAACCTTGAACAGGCGCTTAGTATTGCAAAACAGCGGTTAGGTATTGAAGAGAGACCGACAGCCAAAATTGAGCCAGTTGAAAACGACACTCAATACTCCGAAGAGGAGGAGGCAGAGGAGGAAGACCCGATATCTGATGTAACGTATGCTGAGGCCAAACAGGAACTAAAGGACCTTCGCAAAAAGCATAGCCAAGCACTCCGTGACGGCGACCTTGACGAGGCCGCAGACGTAATGGATCAGCTTGGTGAAACTGAAGAGCTTGTTGAATTGTTGTCTGTTCGTGAAGAACAAGAAGCGACAGCGGCAGTAAACGAGCATGATCATGCTTTTGATTCCTCAGTTGCAAAAGCAAACGAGCTTTACCCGGATTTCGGGAATGAAGGCTCAGACTTTTACGCTAGAGCAGCAGAGATCGACGCGGCCCTGCGGGATACTGAAGACAATCGCTACTTCGATGCTAATAAACCGCTTCTGATTGCCCAAATGGTAGCAAAGGAGCTGAATATAGCTCCAAACACGGGAGGGCCAGCCAAGGAGGCCCCCCAGCAGAAGCAAAAAGCTGCGCCTCAGCAACAGTCACCCTCTTCGCCCCAGCCCCCAAGGACCGAAAAGCCCGGCCAACTACCCGCAGCCAGTGGAGCTTCACGCACTGCTGGCGTCCAAACCGGACAAGCGGCTACACTTGCTGATCAAGTGGCGAATATATCCAACCCTGATGACTTTGACGAATTAGCCGAACAAGTCTTCCGGTCTGGCATTGCTGATTGATTGGTTGTGTTTGTCGCGGGTCCGAAAACCGCAATTCAATTAACCACCAAGAATCATGGCATTCCATACTTCCAATGTTACTGGTCAGGGAATCGGCAACGCCCTTTCCGCTGACCCCGCAAACGCATTTGGTAACGCTGGGGCAGTCCGCGAACTTTGGCGCAAAGGAGTTGAGGTCTATGAACAGACCGCAGACTTCTTTGCTCCTTTCGAGGGCGGCAACGACAGCATTATCCAAACCGTTACCGACACGACCAAAGGTCGCGGTCAGAAAATTACGTTCACCACCATGGCTGGTCTCTACAATGAGCCCAAGCACGGAGACGAGCTTTTTGATGACGGTGATGCTTTCGAGTCGATCAAGATCAATTCCGCAACCCTGTCCGTGGACTTCATGCGCCACGGCGTTCGTTATACCGAACGAGCTGAAGAGTTCATGGGAATGCGCGGCGAAATCGCCGTAGGCATCCCCCGCGAGCTTGGCAAGTGGATGGGCCGCAACAAGAGTGAGAAGCTGTTTATGAGCTTCTTGCACCACGGCGCAGGCGCAAACCAAATTATTGCAAACAGCAAGGCCAGCGCGGACGATCTGTTTACTGCTGACACCCTTGATTGGGACGGCATCGTCTCCGCTCAGACGCAGCTCTCCCGCCTTGGCGGAAGCCCTGCTAAATTGGGCCGGGATCAGAACGGTAACGCCATTCATCGCTACTGCTCCGTTGCAACCACTGACGCTCTGTTCTCTCTTGAGCAGGACGCTGATTACAAGGATGCACACGAAGAGGGTGGGCCAAACGCCTACTCCAACCAGTTGTTTACGGGTGGCTACTCCGATGTCCGGGGTAATATCATCAAGAAATACAATCCCATCGACCATGACGGATACGGTGCGATTGCTTCTCCGCTGAACCCCAAGGCAGAGCTTGGATGCTCGACCGTCGATGGGTTTACCAACAACACCACCACTGGTGTTGCGGCAACCAAAATCGCTGGCGGCGGATCTGCAACTGCTGGGGCTCTTACGGCTCCCGCTTACTTCAAATACTTCCCGCTCTACGCGTTCAAGTTCCTTGCAACGGACACCCTGTCTCTTGCGGCCAGCTTGTATGGAAGTGGGTCGTTCTATGTAGCGGTTGTAAACCACCCCAATGCGGCCACAGACCCGAACAAGATTGGCTTCTACTCAGTTAACGCCAATGACGGGAACCTGTTGACCGTGAACGACAAGCATGAGTCGGGAGACGCCAACAACGCCTTTGGCTCCTTTCCCGCTTTCGACAGCGATATCCACACCAACACCCACGATGCTGGAACAGCCAGCATCTACCTTGTGAACCAGCACGGTGTGCCTTACGGCCACACTCTGTTCATGGGTAAGCAGGCTGCTCGTCGCGCATACGGCAAGTATCGCAACCAGCGTTCCGAAGACTCCCATGAGGGCGGCTTCGTGAAGGACATCTTCGTGACCTCTGTCTTCGGGCAGGAGCCAGTGCAGGATGCTGCTGGGCGCAGGCCGGGATACCTTATCCTGACACACGCACTGCAATACGCTGGAGTTCCGTTCCCGACAGTCACCACTGCTTAATTCCTGAGAAATCAGGGATTTGGGATCAAGAACCCAATTATGGGGGCCCTGAGTTGCAATTCTTGCAACCGGGGCCCCTTTTGCTATACTTTGAGTATGCCTATTTTAGCAGTATTGCAGTATCCTGATCGCGGAACGTATGCCCCGGCAAAATACGGAACTCGGCATGGGGACTTTTTGAGGTCCAAGGTGCCGGGAATGGAGGAGGAAATCTGGGTCCTTGGTGGGCGCACATATGACCTTTCTAAAGCTAAAGACAGGGAAGAGTTCAATGCAGACTGCGCCACTCTTATCCCCTTTTGCCACGGAAGAAAAATGAGAGTGGTTCCGGTTATTTTGAATCCTGTGGCTGCTAAAAAGACAGCCAAGAAAAAGGCGGCTAAAGAGCTGCCAGAAAAACTTTTGCCACCCTCCGGAGGGTAGTAAGCCATGACTCTTAAAGAGCTTAGAGACAACGTGTTGCGGGTCCTCTGGATGGAGGGAGCTGGGACGATTCCTGACTATATTTACGAGGATGCCACCACGGCCATCAATTCTGCGTTGCAACTCATGCACCAGAGCCCTCTGGACTATTTCCGCAAAGAGGAGGGGACGCTATACTATTCTGCGGGAACATCATCGGCAAACCTCAACACTCTGTATGGAGCAAACGAGCTTATTGGGCCCGTTTGGATCGAGGCAGAGAACAACAGAGAGCTTCATAGGATCACCGATGAGTCTGAGTTTAATCAATTCTTCCCAAGGTTTTATGGGAAAACTGAAGCTCAGGCCGTAGCTGACGGGGTTCCCGCTCCAAGTTACTACTTCGTCAAAACTCGCAGAGAAGCAGCCGAAGACTCTGGAAGGGACTCGTCTGGTGCGTATATCGAGATCAAGCCGACCCCAACAGCAGACGTAAGCATCAGTCTAATTTACGCCAGAAAGGCTGCCGTTTTTGAAACAAGCTACATCAAGGCTCTGTCAGGATCAGAGGTAACTCCCGTCCCGGCAGACGCGGTAGAGACAATCCTTCTGCCGCTTGCTAGAATGTATGCAATGAGGTCTCACTTTTTCTTTGAGAAAGACAAGATCCCCATGTTTGAGCAGGACTCAGCCAGAGCGATGCAATCGTTGCAAGTCTCTGACCCCGAAATGGGGACAAAGAGCCACATGGCTGAGCAGCTTAGGAAACAATTTGCGTCTGAAGAAGAATGACTGTTCAAGAATTAGCTCAAAGGCTTGCAAGATGGACAGCCAGTAAGACGCTCTCGCAAATGAGCGTTGAGGATCGTTTGATCCTGCTGGATTGTGTCAACTCCGCTGTTTTTAACTGGTTTATTACGGCCCCGGAAAACCTGAGGATGACCACGGTCTCGCACCTAATAAGGGCGAAGGAGACCATCAGCTTTACCGCCACCAACGGAGGAAACGACATGACTGGCGCTTCGTTGCAAGACTATCATCTAGGAGCGGCTTTGGAGATTGCAGGGGAGAAAAACATGAATGAAATCGTTTCGGTTTCTGGGACTCCTAAAATGCTTAACCAGTTTCGCGGATCAACTGGCTCCGTGTCCGCAAGTGTCCACTTTGACACTATTATGCTCACGGATCACAGCGTCAACAGGCTGGTAAGCCATCCTAGAGTGCTTGATACGGGAGTTACCCTGTTCAGGGACGAAGACGGCCTTCGATTCGTTGGACCGGAGAGAAGGATGAGGGCGTTTTCCGGAATACTTGGGACCACAGCAGCCTCAAGTTCTGTGCAAACCTTTGGAGACCCCACAAGGTATGTTCTAGAAAACACCGGGGTATCCCAGAAAGACGAAGCCAGACTAATGGTTAGGCTCGACCCCATTCCGGACAAGGAGATGACTGTGGTGTTCGATGCCGTGCTGGACCCGCCTTCTCATGATTTGACAGATATGGACGGGAGTGTGGCCGTTGCCGTTCCGGATCAATATGTTTTGCCTCATGTTCTTCCGTTGGCGCTAAGCGACTTGGTTATGACCCCGATCTGGGAGGGGTCAAAAGAGGAGAGAGACGCCACCATCCAGAGGGGGATATCTGCTATTGCCGCAATAAATAGGGCAATGCAGCCCAACAGGGGATCTCCTTCCAATTATGTGAGAACCAGACCCGGATATTAAAATGATTGCAGACGCCACAAAGCTAAAGGCCGCAGTTAAACAGGCCCTACAGGAGATCAATGACGCATGTTACGAAATGCGCCAAGAGGGAGTTGTCGTCCTCATGCCGGAAGCTGTTGAATTTGAGGTGAACATGGTCATAGGGACAGACATCAATGTTGTCACAAGGACCAATAACGAGAGCGAGAATAACGGAACAACTACTACAACTCGCACCTCTGGGGCTGCTGACCTTACCGCAGGCCCTCACGAACAGGAGGTATCCACCAAGACGAACGACAACAGGGAGACAAACAGGACATATACCACTCTCACTGAAACAACCAAAATCAAACACCCTACAGTTACGACGACTGGAAGCGGTCAGGATACTGGGGACGAAACTGTAAATTACACCTACGGAGACGGGGACGCATAAGCCATGGCTAGTTCAGACAATATAATTACAAGAGTAACCGATACTACGGCCACTAAAGGCCAAATATCGGCGCAGTCATATGACAGCCAAACAACAAGGACCGTAACCACTCCGACCCTTACAAAGGAGACTACGACCCAGCTTGATGACACTGCCAATACAAGCGAAAGAAAAGTTGGCGATGTAACAGAAACGCGAACCTCGTCAGGAGTGGGGACTGTTACCACTACAAACGAGGACAAGGGCGTGGTCTTGAGGTTTACCATCCCCATCCAACAGAGAAATCCAATTGTTAGATCGGAGTAATTGCAATACTATTAGCCAACTTACCAAGTTATGCTTACAAGGTCAGGAAGAGAACTTTTAGCCTCCGGAAAGGGGGCCTCAGGAACAGAAGCCGCATGGACGCTTTCTGGTGACGGTTATGCTGCTGACGATCTTCATCCATGCACTCCATTTAACGGACTCTTAGGAGTCTCTACAGCGTGGAAAGAAGACGACTCCACTGGGGACCTCTCCCCTCTTGCCGCCCCCGCAAGCGACTCTCATTTTACAGTTTCTGGATCAGACCTAGTCACTAACGCAACATAGAAATGGCCACTCCAAACATAATCCCCAACGCCAACAACGAAGGCAAATTAGGAAAATCTGGGACCCAGTGGTCCGAGGTTAGGGGGCAGACAATTTACCAAAACGGGAACCCAGTTGCAAATTTGGCGTCTCCCGAATTTACCGGGGCCCCTAAGGCTCCCACGCCGGGAAGCTCTGACAACGACACACACATTGCAACTACGGCATGGGTGACGACTTTTCTTACCGGGATTTACACAAAAATCCACGGCTCCCCTACTGCCGGGAACCTGTTTAAGTCTAAAGCTGGGGGGCTTATTGAGGATAGTGGTCACTCTACCGCAACCCTGCTCGATAGAGCTAACCACACAGGCGCTCAGGCCCAAAGCACTGTCACAGACCTTGTGAGTGATCTTGCAACGATAACCAGTAATGTTGCAACAAACACCTCTGCCATCTCAGGCAAGGCGGCCACTTCCCACACCCACACAAGTGCTGACATTACTGACGCAACAGATGCGGCTACAGTTAGCAAGGTTGTAAAACGAAGCGCAACAGGGGCCGCGTCATTCGCGTCTACCGGGACAAACAAAGCTGTTAGCGCGTCATCAACTGGAACCAATGGATACGGGGTATATGGGGCCTCCACAGGGAACACCAGCTATTCCGTTTTTGGATTTAACACAGGGACAGGAGGAACTGCTGGCCACTTCTCCAATGGTGCTTCCAGCGGAAAAGGGCTTATTGCCGATAACAACCAGACCTCAGCTATCATCCTTGAAGCAAGGCACTCAACCAACCCAATGTTTACCGTTCTCACCGGATCAAAGGTGAGACTGTATAACACTGCTTCATCATATTATTCTGAGATCGACCACGGCACTTTAACGGCCAACAGAACGATAACGTGGCCGGATGCTACCGGGACAGTTACTCTTGGAGACGGAGGGGGGATCACTGACGCAGGGGCGTTCAGAACGGCTCTGGGGGTTGGCACAGGCGACTCTCCCTCGTTCACTAAGACCTCCGTAACCTCCTCCACTTCTGAAGGATACAACTTTAGCTCTGGAGCTAAAATTGCCCTAGAAAACGCCGCCAATACCAGCAAGTTTCAACTCCCTCACGGGGGAGGAAGCACAGAAAAGCTGGTGGACGGGGACGGCAGAGGCATTACTGATGCTGCGGCATTCAGGACCGCAATTGGGTCTCCCAACATCGCCGGGGACACGTTTACAGGGACTGTCGTAATCGACCCCGCGAGTGGCTCCAACATGATTAGGATGGACGGGCCTTCTGGTGGATACGCCCTGCTTACTTTTGACTCATCCACCACTAGGAGCCTTGCGGTCCCAGATGCCACCGGAAATCTAGCCGTATGCGCCAGCGGGGCAGGGGCAATTGTTGCATCAGATGTAACCGATTCCACCGCCACGGGAAGATCGCTGATGACCGCAGCAGATGCGGCAGCAGGAAGGGCGGCTCTGAGCGCGTCAACCCAATCAGCAACCCTTGGATTTGGTGTAATCGCCGGAACAAGGAATAACACCAATGCGACCTCTGTATCTACAGGGTCTTTTGCAAAAATTCACCCGGGAACCTTTGCCGTAGTTAGTGGGGCCAACTTCAGCGTCCCATCCAGCTCGGAAGCCAAGGTTACTTATGGCGGCTCTGTGACATCAAACTTTTTGGTCACAGCCGTTATGACCGTCAAGAGCGGGGCCTCTGGGACTGTGACTGTTTCTGCTCGGCTGGGCAAAAACGATGCCACCATCTCCACTTCAGAGGTAAGCCAGACGTTTTTGAATAATACCCACGAAGACTCGATGACCGTGCAAAACGTGATGAGTCTCGCTAACACGAATACTGTGGAGGTCTGGATTGCTAACGAAACCGGCTCAGACAACCCCACTGTTACCGATATTTCGCTAACCCTGATCCCCATGGATTGATCTCCCCCCGGAGGGAGGCTATGAGAACCCCCAAAACAAACAGGTCCTGCGTGGCGCTTGCAATTATTGCAAGCTGCTTTGCGTTTGTGTCGTGTTCTCCCTCGGTCACACAGGCACCGCCAGCCATAGCGGTTCCCAAATTATCTCCAAAGCCCAATATAGCCAATACGGAGGCGCAGGTCCGAAAGGTAGAGGCTAAAGTTGGAGAGGTGGAAGACGCGGTAAGGGATGTTGGGCACAAGCTCGACGCCGCCAAAGTGACCACAGAAGCCATAGAAAAGGCTGTTGAAGAGGCTTACGCAAACGGGCTAGAGGCGGGATCTGCTGCCGCTGACGAGCTTCGGGGCTTTGTGGTAGACCTTAGGGCAGAGTTAGACTCGTCTATTGCCGCTAGGGAGTCTGCCGTTGCAGCATTAAACGAGACCAAAGCGGCTCTAACCAAGGCAGAGCAAGCAAACCTCCAGTTGCGATCTGAGATAGAGGCTATGGCCGTCCAGAACAAAGGCTTACT